TGCCATTATGGTTGCAATCGGCATAGAATCTGTTAAAGATGAAGCCATCCTTCTGATCGGTATCATCAACCATATCTTTCACGAACAAAGCCATGTGAGCTTCGTCCTCGATGGAAGACTTATAGAAATCAGCCTTAACCATGTTTGCCACATAGACATGATCATAGCCTACATTATTTTCAAGTGTCACTCCCTGCTTGGTAAGGATGGATTCAACCTTATCCTTATCCATATAGTCAACCTCCTCATCCTTTTTGGTGACTGGGTTGTATTTTCTCATCTGACTGACTGCCCATTCGCAAGCCTTCTTGTTGAAGTGCCAGCCATTATATCTCAGATATGCTATCATTCCTTCTGGCTTCATATCGTAAGCATCCAAAGGCATTCTACATTTTCCCATAGCTCTTTCTTTTAAGGGTGGCAGGGAAAAATCCCCACCACCGAATTAAACATTAGTAACGTCCACCGCCACGGCGACCATAGTAGCGTCGCTCTCCATAGCGGTCTTCGTCACGCCAATCTTCATCGTCCCACTTGTCACGATAGTCTGGCATTGGCATACGATTACCCATACGCTCGCGCTTCAAACTATCCAAGCACTTCATAACCTTGCCACCTGCTCGAACCATTTCCTCGCAGTTGTCAACAAGCTCATCGAACTTGTTTTCCGTAATTTCTACCATATATCCCATAGCAATTACTTTTTAAAATTGTTACCGCTCAAAGCCTTAGACAGCATGGATTCAATATTGGATAGCGTTCCCTTCATGCCGCTGACCTCTGATTTGAGGTTATTGATGTCTTTTTCCTGCTGCTTTTCCTTAGCAATCTGTGGGTTGATTCTAGTGAGCATTTCCTCGCAGGAGCTTATAACTCCATTGTGGTAATCTACACTTTCCACGACTCCCTTTGAATGTCGCAACATAGCATCAATCTCTGCGCACATAGCTTCTCTGCTGTCACTGACAACAACACCTTCATTGCCGAAGTTCACTATCTGTGCCGTAGATGGCAGCTTTTCGAAATTGACCTGCTGGTCTTCTACTTGTACCTTAACATCAACGGTCGTCTCCAATGTCGGAGTCTGTCCTGGCACGTAGCTAGGATATTTCTGCTGAGGATTGCTGACCGATATTACTTGACCGATTCTTAGAGTCGGCTTTTCTCCTCCCTTGTCTAAGATGTAGAAGAGAGAAGACTGTCTTAGTCCTTGAAACATTTTCTTTCTCTTTTAAAGGGGCAGACTTTTCAGTCTGTCCCATAGTTAATACTCTGTTAGCCGCCTGTAGGCTGCTGAAACCCAAGCAGTCGGATAATACCACTCTTCTTATTGATGTATGCCAAAGCCTCCGTAGTTTCAGAAACGCTAGCTCCCGTCACTGCATTTCCCGCATGATCAACAACTGGCACCTTTGTTGTACCGGAAGCTGTTCCGCTAGTGTTGGCAGTTCCGTTAACAGTGGTAGAGCCACTATTTGGAGTTACGATTGTGACAGGAAGTGTCGCACTTGCAGCGGCAACTCCTTGATGTATCTTCAAGAGTACAATGCACTCGCAAGGCAAAGCATTGTAGTAGCAAGGATTGATACCATAATCAACACTAGCATCTGTGACCTGTTGAGCATTTGTCTTCAGTTCATAGATACCTCCTACATCAATACGTTTGATTTGGTTTCTCTGACCGATTGGAATAAATGGATTGAATGGATATAAAGGGAACATAGTTACCTCCTTTCCTAACAACCGCATCCTACAGTTGAACGAGAAGCCGCTACATCACCTGCATAAGCTCCCATGGCGGCAGCAGTATAAACGTCCTTGTTGAATACTCCGTACTGAGGGTACTGAACACTGATGGTATTAGGTAACTTGCACTTGATACCAGCCACCTCCGCCTGCAGTGCAGCCAAAGCTGCATTTACTGGTGTGATGACCTGCGCCTGATAAGACTGCAAAGCCTGTGTCTGATGCTCGTTTGAAATCTGAGCAAGCAGAGCACTATTCTTCTCTCTCAAAGCATCGAGCTTATCCTGCATTGCCTGTGTCTGCATCTGATCCAACTTAGCCAAGATAGACTGATTGTTAGCATCTGCCTTGTCACGGAGCATCAAAGCATTGGCATTTGCCGTATCATTGATGGCGTGGGTCTGCTGACAGATAGACAACTTGAGGTTGCCATCCATAGCAGTTATGGCGTTGTTGGTCTTGCAGCAGCATTCTGCCAACTGAGTAGCGATGGCATTATTACCCTGCATGATAGCAGTCAAAATCTGATTAGCATTCATGCCCATCTGATTGCCGAGGTTGCAAATCTGCTGACCTAAGCCATTGATTGCAGCCATGACTGCATCACTTGATGTGTTGAGGGCTGTAGCCAAGCTCTGAACATCAAAACCATTGCGCTGAACTGCCTGCATGATAACGGCAGTATTGGCATCATTGTTAAGCATTGGCATAACGCCGCCCTGTCCGTTGGAACCCATGCAGCGATTACCTCCGAAGAGTCCCATACCATTATTGCCCATAAGGATGAACAACAAAAGGATAGCAAAGATGTCTTCACCCCAACCATTTCCGTTTCCACGGTTGTTCAAGAGTGCAATAAGACCTGGGTCAACACCCTGTCTCTGCATGAGTGCAGGAAGCATAGCCAAGATTCCATTAGAGCCTGTGCCGCTTGTGCCGCTCTCTGGATTGAACACGTAAGTTTTACTTTCCATATCCCGAATTTTTAATTTAACCTTAATATTTAACTAACACTTTTTGTAACGTTACGTGTGCAAAGTTAGAAAATTGTTTTGAAATAAGCTATAAGGCTATCATGGTTTTCGTTAGTAACTCTAAATCAGTGGTTTATGGTGATAGTAGGTAGACTCATTTTTTATCCTCTTAGAACGGAAGAATTTACTTTGCAAACAAAAAGGGCGACCGCTCATCACGAGTAGTCGCCCTAGTTATCCAAAAATAAATCTTAAAACCTTAATTAAACAACTTTTCTAAGAACATTTCTTTTTCTTCCTTGATATATATAATAAGTACATAACTATGAGTATAAAGCAGAACCAAAACATCTGCCCCGTTTTTAAGAATATCTTCTGCATACTTGACAGAGATTTCTCTTTTATAGAAGGAGCGTTAATCTTATAGAACTGAGAGGTACCAATCTTTGATAATGAGTCACATCTTTCTCTGTAATATATAAAGCTATCTTTGTATGCTTTATATGTACTGATGGTATCGAGTAGCATTCTTCGTTCCTTTTCAAATAAATAGTGACTCTCGTAATGAAAACGATCTTCACCAATCTTATTCCCTTGCGCATCATATCGGGTTGCTGTGCTATCTTTTACATAGCTGCTATCTTTTGTAGCCTTTTCTGTTTCTCGCTTTTGGATATGTTGCCATTGCTCGAAGGCATAAGACAATCGGGTAGTGAAGAGGGAATCGAACTTCTTTTCACTCTGCTTGTCTGTGATGAAGGTTTGTGCAGTTACTGCTCTAGGAGTACTGCACCCTAAGACAGAAACAAGCGCAAGACCTACCACTAGGGTAATGGTTGCCCATTTCCAAAATCTTATATCATACCATTTCATCATTTATTCAATTTTAGATTATCATACGTAATGTAGCTAAGTCTGCGAAGCCACCCTTTAAGAAAACCTTTCTGGTCACCGACTGCAATTCTCTTTAGATAAGCTTTTCTATCCTTCTTGAAGGCTTCGAATAGTCTTTCTCCATTGGATTTATTAATGGCATACAGCGTCTTATTACCGATGATACCATCTGCTGTGATACCTAATACAAGTTGCAGATGTTTTACCGCTTTGCTGACTCCGCTATTATAAGCGAAGTCTACTAGCATATTGGCTACGCTCTGATCCTGTATTTTATCTGCCTTGCAAGCATTCCAATAGTTCTGCTTGAAAACTCGATGAAAGTCTTCCTCAGTAAGGCGTTTTACATCTTCCTCGTTAAGGACACCATCACCATTCTTATCATACCCGACTCTCCTCCAGGTCGCAAGGGTGATGCCGTATTTTGTTGGACCGCCCTTATCTTTCTTGTTATTTGTGTATTTGTCCGTTTCCCAACTGAGGATAAACGGAACGAGTTTACTAGAATCAGCCATGTTTACTTCTCCTCCTCGCTATAATCATTTCTTTGAATAATGCAGCCAAATACAATAATGCTTACTATAATAGCTGCCACCATAATAATCGCTAACATCATATCTTTTCCTCCTTTTCCGTGTAATTTAGATAGTCTGACAAATATGGAATCTTCTCGATAAATTTGAAGCGCATGAGATAATAGAGGAAACTCACTACATACCAAGGTGGTGTTCCCTTTCGGAAAGTCTGTTTCAAGTTCTTAAGAATATTGCATCCGTAGAACCATAATACTAGGTACGAGATAAAGGAAACGCATTGGACCGAGCCTTCCATCTGTCCTTTGAATCGCCCGATTGCATATACTGCTGCGCAAAGAACGAAGAACACGGTAGCGTGACCGATGCACACAACTGCTTTCTTCAACTCGAAGTTCTCTCCTTTTGCAATCATGCCACTAAGATAACCGAAAATAAAGTTGAGGGTGAAGACGATCATAAGCGAAGACAACTCGCCTTCAATCGGTTTAAGATAGGCGAGGAGTGCAAGAACTACGCCTACAACAATATCTTTAATTCTATCTGCCATACTATAACTATTTGATGATTAAACAATAACGCTGCAAATATACAACAAAATATTTAATCATCAAATAGATTTCACGAAAAAGTGCAAAACTTTATTCTAACATATAAAAAAGAGAGGCAATCACTTACCTCTCTTACTCAACTTGTAAGGAATACTTACATGTTCAACTATTATTTTCTCTTACTCTTAATGAAGTGCAGTATATCCCACTTCTTCCAATATCGGGTGTGACCTCGCTTCTTGCACTCGCCATTGGGCAAATCGCCCCTAGCCACCATTCTGTTAAGGGTAGCATCTGAAACGTGAAGCTTCTCCTTGACTTCCTCGGTAGATAGCATCGGATTGAGCATATCGGGGATGATGTCACACAATCTATCTAGGTCATCATCACTCATACCGCAGGCGGTGATTTTCTCACCATTTCGCTGTTGCTCGTCTGCCTTAAAGCAAGCGTCACTCAGCGACTTAAAAGCCGTGCCGAGCAACTTATAATTTAGTATCTTTCCCATTATGCACAGATTTTACGTCCTAACTTACTTCGACTTATAAACAAATCCACAAAAGAGTACAGATAGAATATTGCCGTTACTACCATGATAGTGAAGCAGGAATCTATCATATCTTTGGTGGTATACCAGCTCCATTCAACGATGTGAGCAGCATTGATGCTTGCAAAGTAGAAGAAGGGAATGCGGTATCTCCAACACAAGAAGAAAAATCGGCTTGCCAGTATAAGAACCATAGGTAGGACGTACACCATAAAATATATGTAGAGATAGCAAGGCGTATTTTCTGCGTATGGAATGAACATGTCTCGTGGATGCTGCGAGAAATCCCACATTCCATAAGCGTGGAATAACATAAGCGTAATCGGAACGTACTTGCAGAACCATCGGAAGAACTTCAAAATCCTCCTTGAATATCTGTTACAATGCTTCATCAGTAAATCCATCACCTCAATGATGTCCTTGTCTTGCAACCACCTTAATAGGTTGTCTTCGTCTTCTTTAGTCATAATCTCTTTTTTTAGGTTGATTTAAATTAAATTATTGTGCAAAGATACACTTTTTGCGCAAAATCAACGAAAATGAGAATATTTTTGTGTTAAACTTCATAAAAAAGTAATAATCTGAAAGTTTTGTTACCGATTTTTTGTTACCAAAATTTAAGAAAATGGTAACAGAAACATTGCACTTTCAGTTTATTTTCGTAACTTTGCAGCAGAAATCAAAATATTAAGATTATGAAAAAATTAGAACCATACGAAAATCAAATGATGTACCTGGTAGGTGGCAGTAGGTTGCCATCAACTCCTGGAGAGCGAGAGCTTGAGCACAAGTGTAATCCGCACCCTAACGACTGGATAGATGGTATCTATAGTTTCAACAAACTTCCTTTTGCTGTTATAATGCAGAAAGGTCTAGTAACGCAAGCAGAGGATGAACGAAGGAAAGGTAGATATGGCTATCTTAGTGATTTAATTCCATCTTTCGGCGGCTATGATGCTCCATCTTTCGCTGACATGATAACAGAGCCTATAGAAAAATTCGATGCAACACACTTCCCTGACGGACGAGAAAAGAATAAGGCGGTCACCATGTAGTGAACCGCCTTATTCTTTTCCTATCCTTCTAGTAAATCAACAATCTGACCATAACCACCTACAGCCATCACTGGACAGAGTATCTTCTTGATAAGGATAATATCCTCGGCTTCGATGTCTACGTTCTCAGCATCCTTGCCTATCTTGCAGGCTACCCGATAAGCACGTAGCTTTTCTTCGCCCGATAGCTGAATACTCTGATTGTCTATCACCTCGAAGAGCACCTTACCTACAATATCGCCAATAATCTGTTGCTTGTAGGTTTCCTCTCCGTTCTCGTTCTTTACTGGTGATACTATCACCTCACCCTTCCAATTCTTGAAAGGTACATTGAAATTCTTTTTCATATTTCTTACTTTTTAATAATTATATTGCTATTCCCCTCTAAACCAATTTACGTTCCAATTACTACCATCATATATTAATTCTGTTGTCTGATTGTATAGACCCGAAGTGAAGCTATTTTTACAAACTTTGTGCCAACACATATTATTAAGTGATGATTTAATAACAAAGTTGTCACAAAGTTGTAGAAACTTATAATATTGACCTCTCTGAGGTTTCGCTGGAAGTGTAATAGTTACGACTTTGGTTACTATAACGAAACAATCCATATCCGTCAACTCCATACTTCTGTCTATTTTCCTGGTCATGGGTCTAAATCCTCCATACATGCCATGTTCTGCATATATTGCAAAGTTACCATACACTGCATTATTAAGATTATATATAGGATTATCGTACTGCTGAGAATCATCGCACCCTGTTACAGAAATGCGTATACCAGACTTCAGAGTATTACTATTTACGGAAAAGCTATCCTCTATTAAAAGATTACTCAATAATGCTGGTAACTGGTAAGTAGTCCGATACTCACCAAGCCAAACCGTCCTTTTTTTTTCCGATTTCCATGTATGCGTATCTGGATTAAAAGTCCTGCTATATCCACGAAACAACATATAGTTGTTGTATAAGGCGAAACCAGGCTCCTCATCATCGTATCCAGATATACATCTGAGACTCATTTTATCCAACGAAAAACAGCCAAGCGTGGCACTTGTAGATACCATGTGCCCTTCATTGGTAACATAGAATGGAGATTTAGCTGCCGTATCAGCACCAACAAACAACGGAGCATTGGAATTATTCACCTTACACGCGTCAATCTCGTAGTTGCCGAAATAACCTACCTTGGTATTTCCATCCTCAGACTTCGCCCAAAGATGCTTAACCTCGATTTTATCTGCATCAATCAGGTTAGCATTGAGCTTCTTGCCTTCGGTATCAAAGAGGGCAATGGTGCTGCCATCACTACCAATAACGCTCGTCTGCTTCGCCTTGATAGCAACTTGATTTCCGCTAATAACAATACCAGCCGCAGCAAAATCCTTAACCAACTGAGAAAAGTCTGCAAGCTGACCGATACTCATCTGCTTGTTGGTAATGAGCGTTACTTTCTCCCTGAATACCTCTTCATTGTCAGTACGTGCCTTGCGGTTGACACGCTGCGAGGCAAAAAGATGTACTACCTTTTTCATAGGCTGTTATCCTCCTTTTAATGAGTGCTGATATAATTGTCTATAACATCCGTAGCTACAGCCTTCGCCTTCGTGCGCCACTTCTGCATAGATTCATACTCTGATTCATGCTCCTCATCATCGGCATCAAGCTTCTTGCCATCCGCAATTTTGGCAAGATTAGCGAAATGGTTATTGATGATAGCTTGCATCTTGTCTGTAGGATAAGCGGATGAGACGATTGCATCAACAACCTTACCTCGCTCCAAAGGCTGCTCAATACGGACAACGTGTGCGGCATAAGCCATTCGGGTAGTTTTTTTGCCTTCACTGCTATCCATACTGTTTTCCAACTCAATCTGCTCAACATCGAAATTGATGCGAATATAATTACCCTCATACTCAATCAGACTAGGTGAGTAATCAAATGTAGACTTTCTAATTTCCATGATAATATCCTTTCTTTTTAAATATTATACTTTTATGCTTTTGTTCCTACAATTCTGAAATCAGGGTTTCCACTCTGATTCATTCTACGCAACTTTCCCAGGAACGGGAATTTATCATTGTCTGAGCACCATTTCAACTGCTCTACGAGTTTCTTGTTGTTAGTGAAGAACTTAAACTTCTGTCCGTTCTCCTCAACGCTGACAACATTGCTCTTCCCCGATTTATGAACCTTGCTGTTTACGTCAAATTCAACATCAAGGAAAACGATAGGTCTCTCGGAAAAGTAGCTTGCGCTCATCCTCTGACCTTCAAACATTCTCTTGCCGTTGGCATCTCTGTCCTCAATCTGCGGCATCTTAAAATCATCAAAACTATTCATTTTTGTTATCATTCTCCAAAGATTAAAACCATCGCAGTGCATCAACCAACCCTTGTAGCTCATAGCCACTTGGTATCTCCTCATAGGATTTTTAAGGTTGTGCATCTTCTTTTTGAATTTCTCCTTCATGCGTTTTCTCAACATTGTATGATTGAAATAGAATCGGTAACCGACAAAATCAAGGAAATGAGCTTCATCAATTATCTGCATTCCGATATTATCGTGCAACTGCTGGTGCATCACTTCATCAGCATATTCAAATATGAAGTTGATGGCTTTCCATACTTCCTTTTCGTTTTTACCCAATATAATGACATCATCACAATATATCTCTACCTTAACATCAAACTTCCTACATACCAATCTACACAATATACTCATATAGAAATTGGTAAGTGTCTGAATAGGATATAGACCAATACCTAGACCTTTCGGTAAGGCAAAGATAACTTCATGCAAAAGTCTTCTAACGCCTTGATCGGTAAAGAAATCACACAGAGATTTGTATATCTCCTGCTGGTCTACGTTCTCATAGAATTTAACGAAGTCAAGTTTGCAATAGTACAATCTTCCACATGACTTATTCTCGTCTATCCATCTTTCTGTTCTGCGCTTCGCATAAATCATTCCTCTGCCTTTTACACTTGCCCCACTCTCTATATAGAGAGCTCTTATAAGGTGCGGCATCAGAACTTGCATCAAGGCATGCTGCTCAACGTGGTCTGGGAAGTACGGAAGCTTATGAAGCTTTCTTACCTTACCGCAAGGGCATCGTCTCATACAATCGTGCCCTTCGCTAGTCTTGTAAGTTCCATCTATAAGACTTCTCTGTAATCTTAAAAGATTACCATTATAGTCCTTATCGAATATCACCACTCCCTTCTTTCCTTCCTTTCCCTTGCGTGATTTCCTTACCGCAATCTTGAGGTTAGTCATATCACTGACAAGCTCTACTCTGACCTTTCTGTGCTTCTTGCGAAGTTTAGCCTTTCGCTTATACGCCAGCTCTTGTGTGTCCGTCATTTTTATACTTCAACCAATATTTCAAAAATCGCTTTCCTTATCAATAGGCTTTCTACACTCTCGGCTCACTGGCTTTCGGCACATACGTACAACTGTATCACTTACTTGCGAGAGGTGACTCTGTTGTAGTCGGACATACCCAACTGCTCATACCCAACGCCTTTAATCTTCGCTCTGTCGGAATAAATATCCCTCCATCGAGACAGGTTCAATCATGTGCTCTCTCGTCCAAAAGCTATCCCGTAGCTTTACGACTTGCGAGGAACAGTGTAAATTATATCGTAATTCTAAAAATAGAAATCTTGTGTAGTAATTCAAGCGAGCGCCGATGTTCGTCCTCGAGTTCGAGAAACCGTTGTTCGAGTTCGCATACGAAAGACCGCATTGCGACCTGTTGTCAGCGTTACCCCCAACGTTCAGCAGCTCCATGATGTATCACCTTTTCTTCACCCACTCCATGGTTGTAGAAAATCTTATCGCACGGATTTTGGTTGTTTATATTTTTGTGCTTCTGCGAATCCTATTATAAGGAGATTTCAACTTTGCAGTTTCAATCTTGCGTTTTACATTATTTTTATTAATTCTCTATTTCTGCTAGCTCACTGGCAGATGTGCAACCAACGCTAGGCGTTGGCTCACATCTCCATGAGCTCCGAACCGCTCACGATTGTCGGGTTTCCGTAGAAAGCCAAGCGAGCGCCGATGATCGTCCACGAGAGCGAGAAACCGTCGAACGAGTGCGCAGACGAAAGACCGCATCGCGACCCGTAGTCAGCGTGACCCCCAACGAGCAGCAGCTCGCCACTTGTCGAAGCCCAGAATCCATCGCAGTAGTACGTGCTATCACCGCCTCCTACGGCTTGCGGAAACGCATCCCAATATGCACCCAGTGTCTTTCGTGTAATATACTCTCCATTTGCTGATGACGGAATGGTAAATTTTCGCCCATTTGCCGTATTACTTACCTGATTACCGCTATAGACAACAGCGTATCGAGTATCGCCATCCATGTAGAAACGGATGCCTGGACGGAACTCCCAAAGCTTACCCCATAAATCCTCAAATCCAAATAATTTGACAGGGTATTGATTACCGAGAGTAGCATCATTATAGAGTACCTTACCGCTGCCATCACCGAGTGAGATACACTTGCCAATAGGTACATCACGACATGCTTCCCAAGAACTACTTTGGAATCCAGCTCCAATTACAGATTGTGTATTAAGGTCACCGAAGCTTACTTGTTCCAATGCTTCTATGAGGCATTGAAATCCATAGTTTGCAAGACCAAAGTTCGAACCAAGCTTCTGTGCGCAAGCCCAAAATGCACTCATCGTCCTTGAATGTGAAGGGGCAACGTTAGGTCTTGAATGACCAACACCGCTTCCATCTACGTACATCTTGTATGCACCTACCCAGTTTGGCGAATCGAAAGTCTTACCGCCCGAAATAGGGAACAATCCTCCGAATTGCAATGTCTTGTTATCAGCCTTGAAGTGACAATCGGGAACATGAACCATCGTTTCATACTTTGACGCATCATCTACCTTTGTTCCGTCAGCGAAGAACTCCCAATTACTAGGGTCTAGCTTAGCAGCATACACCTTACCATTCACAACCTTCATCATATATCCACCCATTGCTCTCTGATACATACCAGCCATGAAAGGCGTTGGCAGAGCGAATTTAGGGTTAGAAGACTGCTCCAATGTAATTGATGGGTAGAAAATATTGTTACCCATCATTTTCTGAAGGTCTCCGAGACTTAATCTGCGAAGAGCTCCATCTACTACAATCAAGAAGGTTTGGTCGGTATTCATTGCCGTAACAAGCTTCTTTTCTGTTAATTTAACACCCATATCTTATATTTTTTAATTATACATATTAATCAATTAAAGCATTGTCATCCTCATCAAGCAGGTAATTGCTATCTTCATCAATGAGATAGTCGTTGGCAGGTCGCTGTCTGTATTCTATCTGTTCTTCAAGATAATCGCTCTCAACATCGCCAAGACCACTCTCTTCGATAGAGAAGGTACAGCTATTTCCCTCTTGCCAAGACTTCTTTGTTATGACACTTCCGTTTGAAGCTTCGGTATGCCATTGCAATTCTATGATGCGGTTAGGGTATTCAACAACCCTTCCGTTGTACTCCAAAATAGCCTTGTTGCTTCTGTATATCTTACCCCATTCAATATCATTGCATACCATGAACTTAGGCTGATTGAAAGAAGGATAGAACCTAGAAGCGGAAAATTGGAACTGAGCAACAGCCTTGCCGTTTATTACCGCCTTGATGGTATAATTATTCTTCTCTACAAGTCTAAGGTCAAGCACAATCTCAGATGTGGAGATAGATATAATCTCGTTAGGGCTTGCAGCAGACGAAGCAGACATCTTAGTCGTTCCTCGATACAGCTCAATAGAGAATCCGCTTGTAATTCTATCCTTAGACTTATATACATCAATCGGAATGTGACATTCATACTGATTGCCGTCAAAGCAAGCGTTTCTTGCTTCCGTAGATGCCGATATGATGTTATTAGCAACCTTATACTCGTAGAGAGCCAGCTTATCAAGGAATGGGTTATAGGATATATCGGTATCTTCCCGAATACCCATACCATAGGTATCTGCACCCTTATCTGCCGTATACAGAGTAATAGGGTCAGCGGTGATATGCAATATAGAGTTCGTTCTGTAATCGTAGAGGTCAGCTTCGAATTGCAACTGCTGCTTATCATTACTTGAAAGATTCCTCTTGATAGTAAGCGAACCACGATTAGATGTATTGCTTGTATCAATGCTATACTTACCGCTCCAAGAATTAATTTTAGATATGTCCTTCCATTCCGTGCCCGTAGAAACCTTCCATACCATATTGGCAAGAGACATATTCGACTGCTTGCTATCCCATGAATCATCCTTTGCCGTAGCATTGATACTCGGGTAGGCAATACACTCAAATCCGCTCTGTGTTCTGTCTGGGAAGAATTTATCGCCAGCCATAGTCTGCATGAATGGAGACTTAGGCGATGCGCACACTACTGATACAGAAACGTCCAAAGGGGCGAATTTTCTATTCGCCTTATTACTAACTATTGGCATAAGCGTTCCTCCTAATCATCAAGTGTTAAATAAGCATCTGCTGACACCGATACACCGATAATATTTTTGTTTTCGTCAATCGTATCAGCATCCCTCACAACGAATCCATCACTGACGTTCTTTGCCCAAGTCATTGTCTCCGAGCGTTTATTCTCGATGTTACCATTGCTATCAGTATAGATAACGAAGGTGACATTGCCAGTTATACTCTTCGGCACTAGTCCTGTCTCGCAGTTGGTAACGATACATCTGAACGTCTGATTACTATCTTCATCAACCTGTCCTACCGAATTAAGGGCAATCTGATAAATATCAGAAATATCATCAATGCTGATACCTGTTCTATACACGGCAGCACCATCAACAACGAACTCAAGGACGAAGAGCTGATGACTATCTACATAGAGTTTGTCCGAATCTCCCGTCTTATCTCTGTGTATAGTGATACCGCTTTCCGGATTTGTGTAAGTTCCTGCAAGGTCTGTTCCGCTGCCACGATACAGATTAATTGTATAGGTAGAAACCTCTCCACCTGCGGAGTTAAACAGCCAAGGTCTGAGGATAGCTTGCGTCTGTCCCTTGCTTAATACCGTAGTATCAGCAGACACACCTCCGAAATAAGATGAGCCACCCAACATAGATAACAATATATCAATGCTTTTCTCCATTGGGTATATACTAGCTCCCAATACGGCATCGCCCGAATAGGTAAGAGTATCGGAATCTTGATTGACCTTAGATGCGAGGTCTCCGATAATAGAGAGAGAACCATTAGCATGATTTAGTTTGAATCTATTATCAACAGTCGAGGTCTCCCATCCAGTACCGCTAGAGCTGAATCCTAAGTCCTTGCCGTTGTAAGCCCATGCGTGATTTGTTAGTGTCACGTTGTTTTTACGTGTAGAGCCAACAGATGGAGTGATGATAGGATGCGTTCCGCTTTCGCTCCAATTAGGTGACACGGTAAACGTATCTGGGTTCAAACCTTGAAAGAGCGGTACACCATTCGTTTGCAGACTGATGTATAATGTGTCACCCTTCAATGTTCGTCTGACTGCTGCGGTTGCCGAAAGATGAATTTCTTTTCCCATATTTTTAATCTCCTATTTTTTAAACTTTAATATATTCTTGATGAATTTTTCCTGTTGTGGTCGTTGCTGTGAATACAAATTTCGCAGTATCACCCTTGCCCAAATCGTCTTCTGTTCCATCATTAGACCAGACAATATCTATTGAGCCATTGAAGTTCTTAACCTTATCCTTAGTCGCCCAAGCAGCATCATCTACGGAATCATCGGTTTTGCGTGTCACCTTCCATGAAGCTACTCCGTTTGTCACATCTTTATCGCCTAACATTAGCTTGCAAGTAACGTTGTGTGTCTCGCCTATAGCAATTCCGCTATTGACTATATCCGTATAGAGGTATAGCTTTGGTGTATACACGTTGGTGGTAGCCTTCCAATATGGAGAATCCTCAGACGGTTCATCGGTCGTTGTCTGTCCTTCTGGAGAGATACAGAGCCATCTTGTGCCAAGCCATGTAACCTCATCATAGTAGCTGTATTCCGTACCTTCCTTCCAATCACCACGATAGACGGGAATCCAAATCTTCTCTCCGTCAACTGTGGTTATGTGGTAGTACTTTGACACGATGTTGATGCCGTTGAATCCTACATCGAAGATGGATTTACCTTTGAGGGAGTAGGAGTTGATACCTCGGTACATGGTGAACGTAGGTGCGGAATCTCCTTCGGTCTCCATCATCAGAAGGTGCTGTCGGCTTCTGTCGCTTCTGTTACCCATGAGGACGATGGTATCTCCTACAGCAGGGTTATCCGAGCCTTCCATGCAGTTGTCCTTCGCAATCTGAATCCAAGCGAACTTCTTTCCGTCATAGAGTTCGTGACCTTCTGAATCGGTGATTGCCTCGTTCTCGGCTGATACCTTTGTGACAAGTCTCCAGTAATCTTTGTTGCTGACGTTCTCATAGACACCAGCCTTGATGTTGAACGTCTTGCACCTAACTTGGTCATCCACCTTGAATGAGTTGATAGTGGCGGTCGTTCCATCATCAGCGAGGAGATAGCACTTCCATCCAATCATTTCATTCGTTGTCTCGCTGAAAACTTCCTTGATGTAGCTTATCTTACCAGCAGCAGGTGAGAGGACGATATTACCACCAACGTAGCTAAGTTCTCGGATGAGCAATGTATTGAAAATCGCCTTTCCCCATACTATCAAGTCCGTGAGCAACATTTGAAACTTACCATCGCTTCTCTGCTTGATTGCAAATCCTCTCTGCTCTGCTTCGTTAAAGTCGAGTGATTTCAATAGATTCACCAACACATTAGATAGGATAGCGTTGCCACTTCCGTCTATGCTAAAGTCGTTTCCGTTGCCAAAGAACAATCCTTGCACGAACTTCTGCACCTTCTCCCAGGTGACTGTACCTTTTGCGGTGTTATCCTGCAGCCTAGATACAAACTCCATCCTAGAACGTCTAGCAGAATAAACGTTACTATCGGATGCAGGAGTGGTATCGTTCATGCCAATTACATAGACACCTCCACCATTACCGCTTCCTGTGCCGCCTATCTGCATTCCATTCACCTTGATGGAATCAACCTTATCTTCCAACTTACCCAACCGGCTAGTAGCTGCCTTCTCGCCAACCGTGTACTGAGGGTGGTCGTAAGGGATATCCAAAGGTATCTCCATTCCGATGATACGAGAGTTTCGGTAGTGCTTGCCATCCGCATCCACCTGCGCAAACATATCATTAATCAGCTTTACCTGTTCACCGAGAGGATGGTAATCGTATATTCCATCATTGTAGAACTTGTCGCCATCCATCGTGCAGGTGAAGTTTGAATTGCTGATCATGGTCTTCTGATAGTACTGCTTCGCTCTATCGAACAGAGATAATTGAGCAGTAGGGATGAGGTCCGTATCTGTAATCTTAGTTGCGTCCCAATTGAACAGGAAGTACTTATCACCTACCTTCGGGCACATAACGCCATCGGGAAGAGTTCTTCCGTAAGTGTCATTAGCAACAATCTCAAAGTAGTTAACCTTGTCAATGACTTTGAAACTAACATCGAACTCCATACCCATGAGAGCACCGCTAGTGAACTTGATGCCTAAAGTGAGGTTACTCTTTATCCAACTCTCCTTGAAGCTATTAGTGAAAGAGTCTGTAGAAGTAACCTGCCAAAACGTCTGTGTAGTCTTCGTCCCGTCTTCGTTATCAACGGTGCTATCATACGTCTTGATACTGCTGACAACACTCTCAACCTTTGGATATTCTTCCTCGAACATCACGACACCTTCGATAGCCTGCTTGTCGTTCTTCACGACATTCACATTCTCCAGGTAGCCATCCTTGGCATAGAAACCATCACTATCTACTTCCTTGTTAGGGAGCATGAGGTAATCGGTAGCTACACCATCGGTGGTGACGTCCGCATCGGCACCAGTGAAATATCCCTTCGGAATATTTCTGTCTGAGCCGAATGCGTACAGTCTCGTAATATAAGTTGACTTAGATTCCGAATAGGACATAGACAGAACATTAACATCCTGTTCGAATGTTGCCTGCCCTTCCATTTCGCAATATCCAAGGTATATAATAGAGCCATCTATCCACCACTCGCAGTTGAGTGCGTCTTCAGAACAGATAGCGTTGAGAGCATCAAGAATACTGATGGAGCCGTACTCGATCAAGAATCTCTTCTGAACATCGAAAGCCTTGTTGTTGTACGTAGTGTAATCAACAGAGAAATCCTTGCCATTATACGTAAGACCTAGTGCCTTTAGGTTGCCGAGTATAACGTTCATGTGTACGCCTACCGTTGTGGTGAGGTTGAAGGAGGTCTCGTTGGCTCCGTGCTGAGGGCGATACTTGCAAATCTTATTCTTCCAAGACATATAGTAGGCATCCATCTGCATTTCGTAGTCGTAGCCATCACTATCATTGTGCTTAGGGAAGTATGATGATGTAAGCTCAAAGTAGCCGAAGTCGGGAATCTCTACGGAGTCCCCAATCTCGAAATAGATAGGAGTAGCCGTAGTGAACTTCAAGATGATGTAGTGGTGGTCCATAAGCTGATATGACAGCTTAGAACCCTCACCGAAGTCCTCTAATGTGAAGAATACCTTGTTATTTCTCTTAATCTGAATCATTAGCTTGTATATTTACTTGTTTCACCTCTGTCACTAGGGTCTGGCTCGTTGAGCTTTAAGCTGAACTTTGCCATTTCCCGAATGCACTGACTAAACTGAGTGCAGGAGAGATAGATGCACCGATACCACACATTAGGCTGGAATCGGGTGCGGATAACCAACTCTCCCTTGGCAAGAACCTCCTCGCAGAACCTAGCATAGTTCGTCAAGAACGTATCTGAGTCCTTGGCGGTCATATTGAACGGCAGCGTTATCTCCCTCTCATCCAATCTAGGATTGTGCTTGATAACCGACTTTCCGTCCTTTGAGCGATACTTGTTGCTGATGAACTCCTTGTTTGGTGCAGGGGTCATGAGCGCACTGAGGGCAGTTTCGTCTAAGAATATGCCCCACGTAAGGTAGGCATCATTACCATTTATGTAAAGTTGTCCTTTAAGCATAACTATTTAATCATTAAATAACATCATAGGCTTCGCTGTGAGCCGCTTTTTCTATTGTTGAGTATAGTTGTAAGGGTTGACGAGCGAAAAGCCTATAGAGGTCAAATATCCTTTAATCTTCTGTTCATGTCATCCAGCTTAGTTCCGAAGTCATTGTAGGTGAGCTTTGAATACTTCACGATGTCTTCGAGATAGCTGTTTGTCATAATCATCATATTTCTAATCTCCAATACTGCGCCATTGGTTGAGATTCCGAGTGTAACGATGCTCTCCATCTGAGATATGGTGGTAGTCATGTTCTGAGCGATGGACTCTCCTGCAATCTGCAGGGCGGTGAAGCGACCATTCAGCTCGTCTGCGGTATCTTGCCCCATAGATGCCCATCCTCCGCTTGTTGCGGTCTGTGATGAGGATGAGGAACCAGTGTAGCCTGTCACCTTCGCCCAATCATCACGTCTCTTCAAGCCTTCCTGGACAATATCATCGTAACGCTTGTTGAATGCGTCTATGTCGATTTTCGATGAATCTCCATTTGCAGCATCTATTGCATCTGCCCAATCCTCATAGAGCTTTTTCAATTTCCCATTCATGAGGTCTTCCATAGAGTAGGAGAGAAGAGCTTTCTGCATCATTTCTGCGAAATCATCAGAGAAGTCCTGTGCAGACTTACTCATATCCATGAGGTTACTGATGAAGTTATCCTTCATGCTATCAAAGGAAATCTGAGTAATAGACTCGCGCCATTGCTCGGTCAGCTCATCAAGATTACCTGCAAGGTCCGCATAGTCTTCGAGTTTGTCAAGAACCGACTCTCCGTAAGCAGAACGTCCTTTGTAATGCTTACCTGTTCCTCTGATCTTGTCAACCAAATCTTGGTATGAAAGCAACTTCTTCATTTCCTCTGGTGTGAGGGTGGTAATATCACCATTGAAGTCACTCTTCACATTCTGTCTGATTTTAGCCAACTGCTCATTACTGAACCCGCTCCAATAAGAGCTCCAAGAATGGTGAGAGCCATGATAACTCATCTGCTGCTTGGCAATCTCCATGACGTTGTGGTTATAGGTCTCCTGCTGCCGCTTGGCTTCCTTGTAAGCATTGGTGGACTCTTTACCATACGTACCTGTCATGGTGTCTTTCAGCTTGTCGATGGACTTCTGTAATCTCTCGTTGGAAGAAGTGAGGTTGTTAATAGCTTCCTGTACTTTCTTTGCATTTCCATCTCCACCGAACAGACTATTAAAGCCACCGAATGAAAGCGTGTTGAGGATATGAGAAACGTTGTTCCCGATACTCTTCAATGGCTTCATAACGATGTCACCCGATAAAGCATCATCGAGGATGCCCGTTACTGCGCCAAAGACCGTGTCCATGAGGTTGCTGATGAGTGTTCCGAAACCATCTTTCAGAATATCGAGGATGCCGAGTATTGCGGAGATTATTTCACCTGCCATACCGCTATCCCCTAAAGCTTTCGTCAGAGATTTGGCAGCGTCACTATCTTTACCGAGCAACCCTTGGATGCCCTTTGCTAGAGTGTTGGCAACGTCCTTCTGCATATTACCCCCGAAAAGCTTGTCAAGCCCTAGGATAGAGTTTCCTATGCCTTTGAGTGACCCCGATGTAAGACCCTGCAAACCATTTTCAAGTTGCTGGAACTGAGAAACTGCCTTCTGTGCAGATGTCTGCAAGTCTGATGATGCCTTCTGAACTGATGAACCGAACTCCAAAACGTTGTTAGATGCGGTAGCAAGTACGCCCTGCGCTCTAGAGAGGTCGGCTTCAGCCTTGCTGATACTTGTCTTGTCACCGCTCTTCTTAGCCTTGGCGAGGTCTTCCTGCGCCTTGGTGACAGCTTTCGTGGCTTCAATCTCTCGCTCCTGTGCATCAATATAGCCCTGCATGGCTGACTGATAGGAGTTGATGTCGTCAGAGACTTTCTTAAAGATGTCACTATTCCAGATGGTGGCAGAGCCTTGTAGCTTGGAGATAAGTTCCTGTATGGTCTTCTGCTCATTAACATCTGTTGTACTCTTTGAAAGCTCTTGCAGCTTCTCAATAGTTGGTTCCAGTTGGTCCTTGAACATAGCACCGAAGTCTCCGAAGATACTTCCCCAATCGATGTTCTGTCTGATGGCATTTATCTCGATGGTTTGGAGGTCCTTCTTTCTCTGCTGCTGAAGAGAGAGCTTTTCGCCTTCCGTCTGAGCCTTGGCTATCTTCTCCTCATACTCCTCGGCAATGGCTTGTTTCTGCTGATAGAGTGAACCATACTCCTTCAAGTAGTCACGCATAGAGGTGAGGGCTTCCCTGTTGACCTCATCAAGCTTCTTATTATACTCTTGGGTAGCGAGGTCTCTAGCCTTAATGAGGGCATTGGACTGAGCAGAGGTAAGGGTTACTTTCTTGCCAGCTTCCTTGTTTTTCTTCTTGAACTCTGCTTCCTGCTTGTCAATTTCGGCTTTGCGCTTGGCATAGTCGTTCTTGATTTGAGCAAGCTTCTTCTCCGTGCCTTCCTGCATGAGGGAGATAGTTTCATCTGTATTTTTCTGCTGCAAAGTCTTCAAGCGGTTGTTTAAATCCTCTTGGGCTTTGATAGTCTTGTTTTCTTCCTTAATGCGAGTCTTACGAGCTGTAACTGCCGCTCTTGCTGCCCTTCCGCTTACATCACCACCTAGTTTCGAGTAGGCATCCTTGGCTGCTTTCAAGTTTTGGGTGGCGGTTTCGTACTGAGCTGCGGTGTATTTGCTCTTATTTCTCTCCATAGCAGCAACCCTCCTCTTGGCTGCGTTGTATTCACGCTGCGTCCTGTTGTAAGCTTGCTGATAGGTTTCCGTAGAACCATTGTTAGCCAACGCTTGTGCTCTTTTTTTTGCTTGGTTGAGGGATTGTTTGGCTGTATTCCATTGAGCCTTGAAAATCAAAGGAATGGTCGTAGCGCCAGTGACCGCCCAATTCCGCTTCATCGTTAAGAGGTTGTTCAGAACCTTTGTTTTCTCAGACTCCTGCATGCGGAGATTCAGATCAGCAGGATTGTTCTTGATGTCCTCTCGAAGACCTGCTATCTCTTTCTGAGCCTTATTGATGAACGCATCCAATCTACTCTCACCTGTGGCGTAGTTGATGGTTTCGTTGGCAGCTTGCCAATCGTTAGCCAAATTGATTGCTTCGTCATAGAAGTCAAAGATTTCTTGACGTACACTTTCGTTCTCCTGTGCTTCTTGCAAGCGAACTTCGATAGGCTTTGCGTTCTCGGCTGCTTGGTCTCGAAGTTGGATGATGTTGGAAAGCTTCTCTTCTGCTTGATCAAGGTCTTCTTGGGCTTGGCTTATCTGTGATGAGATAGCGATGCTACCTTGACCGCCATTGGCTGCGTCTGCTCTGAGTTGCATTTGAAGCTCCTCAACCTTCTTTCGGTACTTCTCTACTTCCTCAACTGCCTTGTCGTACTTCAACTCATCCATGCTCTCGGCAACTTCCTTCTGCGTCTTAGCAAAATCGGCTGATGCAAGTTGAGCTTGTGAGTATTGCTCCGTTAACTGAGGTGCGAGGTTGGAGAGTTTTTGGTAAGCTTCTGCCTTCTCGTATTCTGTAGCTGTCTCAGACTGAATTGTTCTGATAAGGCTTTCGATATTCTGCTGACGTTCCTTTACCTTGTTATCAAACTCATCCCATGCTTCATTGGATTTCCTTACTGCCGTTTCATGTGCTGTTTCTGCGGTAGCAAGCTTATATACGGCATAGGTTACTGCTGCGATGGTGGCAGCTATCAAAAACAGAGGACTTGAGAACATAGAAGCATTCCATGCCCTCTGTGCTTTCTCGCATAAGAGAGTAACCTGTGCCCATATTCCTTTGGTTGCGGTATCGCGAGCTGTCGCTGCGGTATTCAAGCCTTGGGATGCGGTATTGGCATTGGTTGCAGCCGTTGCAGCTTTCTCTCTTGCTGCTTTAAGTTGGTTTGCTATATTGTTTCTTTCGTTTGCTGCCGTATTGAGGTTTGTTGCTGCCGTATCTCTGACTTCTGCTGATACATAATCGTCAAGGGCATCATAAGCATCTTGGAGTGATTGTACTTCGTTATCTTGTAGCGCAAGCTTATTCTCCAATACGTGAACCTCGTCTTGCATAACCTTTGCCTTGGTTTGCAATTCGGCAACGTAAGCCGCAACCTCTTCACGCTTGGATGCTACCAATTCCGCCTGGGCTGCTGATAACTGACCTTTGGCTACTGCTTCTTCAAGGTCTGTCTTCTTTACTTCTTCCTTCTTTGGAAGTAATGCGTCAAGGGCTGACAACTCAGCCGCATAGCCTACATTTGCTGTAGCTGTATCAAAGGCTGCTACACTTACCGCCATTGCCTTATAAAGACCGATGGCAGATGCGGCTGCAAGGATAACCTCGCCTATCTCCTTCCAATGGTCAATAACCGTAGATGTGATATCCAAAGCATCATTCATCAAGCCTTCTGTCTGAGTGCCAAGGTCATTGATAGCCATTTCGATAGTATCTTTAATATTGCTTACCTGACCAGTAATAGAGTGAGATTGCTTTTCCATCAATCCACCGAACTTGCCGCCTTCATTGGTAAGACTCTCGATAGCCTTCTTGACTTCGGGGAAACCAACCTTACCTGCTGTCACTAATTCCGAAACCTTATCCTTGGTAACTCCGAACTGCTTGGCAAGTTCCTCTGTCAAAGGAATACCGCGACCCGTAAATTGCATCAAGTCTCTTGTGAACAATCGACCTTGCACCATCGTGGTACCATAGAGCCATGTGAGGTCTTGCAGGTTCAATCCCAATCCTGCAGATACATCACCGAGCCTTCTCATGGTATCGGTAATCTCGTTGGCTGCAAATCCGTATGCAAGGAGCTGCTTTGCGCCATTTACCACACCCTTCATGTCAAAAGGTGTAGAAGCAGCAAGGTTGGCGAGGTCCGAAATCATTCCTTTTGCCTTCTGTCCGCTACCGAGCATGGTTTCAAAGGCAATCTCAAATTGCTGAAACTCTCCTCGGACAGTACCCAGTGTGCTGATGATTTCCTTTGCTGTGAATCCAGCAAAAGCTACCGATGCAACAGACTTGATGCGATTGAAAACATTCTCAATGCTCTGCCCCTGCTGCTCGACTACTCTTGCTGTCTGTGCCACACCATCCTGCACCCCCTTAAAGGCTCTCAGTACAGCTGAATTATCTCCTGTTATGTCAAACTTGATACTTGCCATTTTTTTTATTCTGTCAATTACGTAAAGGTGCACCTCCTCAGCCAAACCTTTATTCTTTACTTTGTTCTCGTTAGTGAAGGAGGTTAAATTGGATTCTCTTCGCTCTGTCTGATCAGCTCCATGATGTCCTCTTTGTTATCTCCGCTGAAGACCTTCTCTGTTGCTGATGGAATGTGAGCCTTCTTTCTTTCCTCATCGGATAGATAGATGGAAGTTATCTTATCCTTCATCATAAGCGTGAGGTTGCTGTATGATATTTCCCACAGAACATAGTCAAGGGTCCACTTGTATCTCTCGCAAGCTGCGTCAATGAGAGAGCCCCAAATGGTTCTGCCACCAAAGATATACTGATTACTGGAGTCTTTGGCTTGGTTTATCTTCTCCATGCGCTCCGCTTCCTTATCTATCCCACATTCCGTGATGATGTCGTGAAGCTTGTTGTCTGAGAGTATGGTGATGAGAAGAGTAGCTATATCATCGTTATCACAGAACTTGAAGATGATGTTTTCCCTTGCCTTCAATATGCGTGAACTGAGCATATCGGATTTCTTCTGAAGGGTGTGGTAGGCTATTAGCTTACAGCAAAGACTTCGATTCTCATCCACTACACGGAGTGCTTCAATGAGGGGATTCAGCTTTAGGTTATCATCTTTGATACCTAGCTGCTTAATCAATGGAGCAGTCAAATACATCTTGCCTAAAGTCTGAGGGTAGATAAACAAATGTCTTCTACCTACCTGTATGCCTAGTGGTGTATCTGTTAACACCATGGCTATCTTTGTGCCAATTTCGATGTCATTCTTCATAAGCCAATAATATTTGTTAGCACCCAAGGCAGGACTCGAACCTGCGTCTTTCAACCAGCTTTTTAAAGACCAACTGGATTTTATGTGACGGACTTTGGTCTCGCTCTAACCAACTGAGCTACTTGGGTAGGTTGCCGACTGATAACCCTCAATCGGCTGAAGGGTGAAAGGAAATCAACGTATTGCCTTAGGGTTCACCTTCGACCTGTCCGTTTGTTGGAATGGTTATTTCCGTTGTTGTGTCTGTAGCACCTGCAGGATGCTTGAATGTAAGAACGTATTCGTCTGTCTTTCCCTTAGCCTTCTTGGCTGTGATGATGCGCCAACGGAACTGACAATATACGGTCTCACCCTTCTTGTTGGTGGTCTTTGCTACCTCGTCACCCTCTGGCACAAGAGCCTTGTGGGTGTACTGCATCAAAGCACCATCCGCAGAAGAATATGATTCCTCTACGCTGACGGTTGAATTGCCAATATAGCAGCCAGGGTTCTCTGCATCTTCCGGCTGAACAGCGATAGCGTAGTTTCCTTCGATAAGTCCATCAATGGTAGGGAATGGCTGAGGTAAGCCCTTCTTGATGAACTCTTGATAAACGAGTTCGTAGGTGGACTTAGTTGTCTTTGAATCGACAATACCGCCACCTTCCTCCTTAGCTTCTGTTGTATCACCCTTGGTAGGGTTCAGCTGGGTAGTGTCCTCCTTTGGAGTGTCGAGCTTCTTCCAGTTGTTTGTAGCATCACTAAGGTTACGAACATAGATGGATGGTTTTCCCCATGTTGTTACTGACATAATCTTAATCGTTTATAGTTTGATACAATAATTTGTTATTAATGATGTGCTCACTTGTGCCCCCGCAAGCTATTACCCTCTGTTCACTCATAGACAAGCGGAAATCCGATCCATGAACTGCTTCGAAGGTAGAGAAAGAGAGTTGACATAACTCACGGAGCCTTGCCGTGTTCTCTTCCTTTTGGATATTGCCTTTCTTTGTGATAGCTTGATCTTGAACGTAGATGTTTACATTCACGAAAGCTTCTTGTATCTGCGAAGTTCTGTTTGCTAGAATGGAGATACAAATATCTTCCTTACCAGTCCTACCAGTGCCATAATATGGTCTTCCTCGCTTGCAAAGACTACCTGTTACAGCAGTCTTTAATTTAGAAGAAGAGATAATGTTGTACACATCATCCTTAATATCAATATCCGATTTCATAACTTAATCTGATTGATTCTACTTACAGCTTTATCCACAGCGAGCTTTAGTTTACCATCAACGACGGAACGAGCCCATAACTCAGTGGATGCAAGCACATCTTTATTTTCTTTAGCTTCTACAAAGTCTGCATAGTTCATAGCCGCGACTACTACCAATGCGTAAACCTGTGAGTATTCCTTGGCTAGGTCAGCTATCATTTGTCTTCCTTCTTGTGAACCATTAGAACCATTGCCTATGGAAGCGAAGGCTGATTCTACTTGTTTCCTTCCGTAGTCAAAGATGGCATAACCGATGGAGCTTCGTAGGTTTCCTGTATGGTCTATCCAACTTTCCTCTGCCGAGCGGTCTCTTATCCTTGCATTACATTCTTCTCCTAGCTTGGCATAAGCAGTGAGGATTTCTTGCTTTATTATCGCCATAGCGGACTGAAAAAAGTTATCGAGCGCAGACTGAGGGGTTGAGAGTTTTATACCCATATTTTACATTGCAGTTGATAACGATGGAAGCCGAGTACAACAAATTCCTTCACTTCGTTTCCGAAGAGCTTTACACGGATTTTGTCTCCGTACTTGAAATCTCGGCATGCTCTAGGAAGGTTGTAGATGGTGTAGGAATAGTTCTTGGCAGAACCATCGGGGATAGTGATAACGTTTGCCTTGCCAGCAGGAACAATATCACACTTACAATAGTTCTCCACCCATTCTTCTGAGCCTTGAACATAGTCTCCGTTATCGTCTTCATACCCATCAGTTACGTGTAGGTAATCTAGGGTATGAGCAGCGAAATCCAATACAGCCATATCTTAACCTCCTATATAAACCATCGGTTGACCCAGTGCAGGGGATTCACCGATGGTTTTGTATAAAGCATTTATTCGTACTAGCAGCCTTTCCTTATCCTTGTCAGATAGTGTTCCTATGCTCTTGTCTGACTCGGATAAGCTTACAGCTTGTATGAGAGAGTACAGACAATCAGCAAGCGCACCTTTCCATTCCTTGGACTGAGCGACCTCAAATGTATATTCATCATCACCATTAAGCTGACGTTCTATCATCTTATTCTCCACGAATCCTAAAGGGATAGGGTAGTGGATTTCATCAATCAATGCTTGCTTTATTGTCTTCATATCAATTCAAATTAAACCTCTGGAGTGAGTTTAGAGAGAACTTCGGCTTCCTCCTCATCGCTGAGTGAGTTGAGAGCCTTAATCAGAGTCTCATCGGTTGAGTTAGTCTTCACATTGACACCAGCAGCCTTCAAAGCAGCGATGAGGTCAGCCTTCTTATACTTCTTACCCTTGTAAGTTGTATACTGGTCGGCATCATCGGTAGACTCGGCATTCGTATCAACCTCCTCAGACTTGGTAGTGAGCATATAAATCTGATCTACGTCCTCGATTACTGGTAAGCAGATAGCCTGTCCTGCGGTAACCTCCTGCAAAGATGGCTCATTCTTGGAGTACTTAGAGATAAGCTTGTAGCTGTCAACGTTAGAGTACTGAACACCTGCTACTCGGTTGGTGTCCTCTGCAAGGGTACCCCAAACGAAAGAGCCTACGTTGGTGTTACAGATGAAGATAATGTTATTCTCATTCCATGGCTTAACTGATTTTGGCTTTCCGTTCTTCTCGATAATCACGGTTCGGTTGATAACCTTGATGGCTGCACCGAACTCATCCTCGAATGCTTCCGAGAAAGCTGACTCCGATGGTGTCTTGAGCTTGGTATTTTCGGTATAAGTCTTACCCTCGTAGTCGGCAACAAGCTCTTTTGCCCATTGCTCCTTGCGGATTTTCTTAATCTGCGTCTTAGCGAGCATAACCTGTATGATGGTATTGTTATCGGCATTTGCCTTATAGAAGATTTTCTCGAAATCATCACGGGTAGTAACACCATTGGTTGCTGTTTTGAAGCAGTTTGCCTTAAAATATCCATAGTCAACACGGATAGCCTTACCCGAATTGTCTGCATCTTCAACGGCAATAATACCATTAGAGAGACCTGCCAAGAAGTTCATTTCGTTACGCTCTTCGAGACCGACAGAGCAAGCGACACCATCATTCATGAGCTTGTTGATGATACGAGCCTTTGCAGTTTTAGCAGCCTGTCGTGTTGATGTAGCCTGCTCAACCAAGCCTTGCGCCTGGAATGAATTGGCTCTCGCTACAATGTTCTCATACTGAGCCTTCATGATGTTGATGTTGTTGATATCAGACTCGAAAAGAATCTTCTTCATCGCAATCTTTGGCAACTTACCATTAGAGGTTGCGATTTGACCACGCTTCTTCAAAGGAATGTCTGAATCCATCTCAACGATGTCGGCAGCTACATATGTGGTCTTAGCTGATGAACCTTCCCACTTCTGATCTGGAGAATACACATCGGTAAGCATCTCCTTGTAAAGATAGGTACGCTCCTTCGGATTCTCCTTCTCCTTAACATACAAGCTAAGTTTAGGGAAGATAGCTCGGATAAACTGAATAAAAAGTGATTCGTTCATATAAACAATCTTTTAAGTTAAAAACTAGAGCACAACTTAGTCATGCTCAAAAATAAGACTTGGGAGAGCTGTCTTGATGGCGGTTCTCTGAGTTTCGTCCTTGAACTGATAAGGCATTGCCACATCATTCACGCGACCATTATCCATAATGGCAACCGCTTCACCCTTCATGCGTGAGCGAACGACAACACCAGCAAATTCTGCTTCGCTAGCCTTGTCTTTGTACTTGCCATCTTCGGTTTCAAGTGGAGAATACTCATAAACATCATCAACCTTCTTGCGGACAATGATGTGACCTGCCTGAATAACCTCATCCTTGAAGTTGGCGTAGTCGAGTGCTCTACCGCCTGTGATACCACCGAGATACTGACGGATAACCACAGCGTCCTTACCCATGTCGTAGCCTTTGGTTTTTGGCTTGTAGTCTTCTGCTACCATAATCTAATAATTTATTAGTGAAACAATAGATGATTACATCTTAGCCAGCTCCTTGACTTCATCATCAGACATTAACTTATCTTCCTCCTTTGGCTGAGGTTTGGTATCGGGAGCAGGGATTCGTCCAAGCTTTTCAAGACCCTTTTCAAGTCTTTCCTTGTTCTCTTCCTCAATATCTTCCTTCAACTCATCGAGGTAGTCCTCAAACTCCTCTTCATTCTCAAACTTCATGTGAGAGAAAGATTTAAGCCGACGCTCTCCGAACTTACCTGTGTCTTTCAGCAGTTCCCTTACCTTTGCGGTACGGCTGCTTGTGGTATTGCCAGACTTCAATGCAGTTACATCGCCTTGGAGTGTAGCAACAGCCTTTGTAAGTTCCTTGATTGCGGTGAGGGTAGCGGAGTCATCATCATCGCTATCCTTCTTGCCCTTCTTGCCCTTCCGTGACGGACTTCTACGTGCTGGATCGTCATCTGGATCTGGATCGTCATCTGGTGCAGGATGAGCGTTTTTGTACTCTGAGACTTGGCGGTCTGCTGCGGACTGAGTTAACTGGAGTAACGGCAAGACATCATCAATTGCGTCACTAATACCTTCACTAACTTCTTCGTCAGTAGCATCATCTTTGAGTTGAAGTTTGTTGGCAACATTGGCGGCAACACCCTTTAACTCCTTACGACTGAACCCCAATGCCTTAATGTCTCGATTGGTTTTCAGTGCTTCAAGAACTTTTCTGTAATACTTGTTCATTGCTTGTTGAGTTATATTTAACAAAAAATGGTCTGCGAGCGAAATGCAGGCAGACCAAACGTAGAACTCGGTGTAAGAGCAATGTTACGAAAAGTTCTGTCACGTGCATCTTCACACGCTTTTATGGGTGCAAATATACGAAATATTATTTAATCAACAAATAGTTTTTGCAAAAAAGTGAGAAATTATTTTCATTTCAATAAACAAGGGAGAACTTCACAGCCCTCCCTTGGAAGATAAGATGCAATAAAAATGCACTTAAACGTGCAAAATATCTTCTGTGTTTAAGTTAGATTCTTTTGGTATGTAATTATGGGTTTGAGGTATTTTATCGGCTTGTAGCCTATAGTCTCCCTTTGTCGTGGTAAGAGTAATACTGGTCGGACTTGCTACTGATGATAACGTGGTCCATAAAATACAATCTCATTATTTCACAAGCCTTCTGTATCTTATATGTTATCTCATCGTCAGATTTTGATGGAAAGCAGTTAGGGCTTGGATGATTGTGAACCAATGCTATTATTACGGCATTGCAGGAGATAGCTTCTTTACACACAATTCTTACGTCTATAGTGGTTTCTGATATTCCACCTTGTGACAATCGAACCATTTTGATTAACTTGAAGTTGTTATCCATACAGAACAGATAAGATTCTTCTATTTCTAAATCCTTGACGTATGGTAAAATATAGTTGTAGATGTCGAGGGAACTACCCAAATCTGTAAGTTCTTGCGACTTCTCTTTCATAAATCTTCTGCCAAGTTCGAATGCAGCGAGTATAGCGGTAGCCTTCTTTTCGCCTATTCCTTTGATAGATGTAAGCTCCTGCAGTGTTCTCTTGCTTGCCTTTCTCAGTGAATGACTACCATCAAAGATTTTTCTTATTGGTTCATTACCCTGTAGCATATGGTCTATACCGATAATTGAAGCAATAAGGTTCTCGTTACTAAGATATTCTACCCCATATTCCTTTGCGTATGATGTGATAGAATCGTACTTGATAGTTCTTGCATTATCCTTCATAAGATACCTCCTCTATGTCTTTTGAATAATTGAACACAACATCAAAACTGAAACCCAATTCAGTAATGAGGTAGAAATGAATATCCTCCCAGTCCCAACTTGAAGGAATGCCTTTTATCTTTTTAGACTTTTCGGCATCCATTGCTATGATAACGTTCTCTTCCATTGCTCTATCTTATTTTTAAAAGTTCATAACTTTCGTTTCATACACTATGAATCCTATCTGATCCGCCACAATTAATTTAAGATGATTTCCTCCTGGTCCATTTATATCACCATCATTCAATCCGATTTCGTCTAACGTAGCTTTAATGGCAGTTTGGTAATCTCCTATACCTTGAATTAATAAGCATAGGTCTGGTCTCTCATTAAGAAACTGATGAAAACCATATAGGCTATATGAGCCTTTTTTGATGAGTGAGAAGAAATCTTTCCATTCATCACCGCCAACCTGCGTGGTTACGGATTTCAGCTCTTCTATTGTTGTGCAGTTGTTTTCCATACGATTTCATTTAGCGTGATACGATGAAGTCTTTATCTGTAAAGGTCTGATCCTTATATCTTCCGAACAACTCTCGGTCGCTGATGAGCTCATTAGCACATGCTAACTCTCTGAATGAAAGTTTGTACCCAACAAACTTATCTTTCAACATTTCGATTTTGAGTTCTTCTTTCTGAAGTTCAGATAATTCATATACTGTCATATTCATTTCCTCCTATTAAACATTTCCATGACTCTCGAATTGTGAAGCAACCTCTTGCAAGATTTCATGTTCCTTCCAATCTGGATAAAGAATGCAGGTGTCTAGAACAACGTTTCTGAACATATCGCAGTATTCTTTCGAGAACTTCTTTTTCAGTTCGTCATATAAGACTGGAAAGAATACAAAGCTATTAAACAACTCAACCCCCTTATCAACTCTTTCCTCTACCATTTTATAGGTGAGGTCTTTTAATTCTTGCTTATTCATATCTATCTTAATTATTAAACAATTCAAATTTAATTCCTTTATCAGTTTTCTTAGCCATCCATTTTGCTGTAACCACGCCACCATTCCAAGCTTTTATGAGAGGGGGAACCTTACACTCCCCTACATTTATAATGTGTGTAATATACTCGCAAGCACCTTCAAAAGTGTCGAATGCGTGAAGTAATACCGTATATCTATCAGATTCTGTGTAAACGTTCATTGCTCTTATCTCCTATAATTTAAACCAATTCATAGCTTTCTGTATTCTCATTGTATGCTACGACTCCTTTCTGCTGTAAATTACAAAGTGCAGTGTTGAAGTTGTAGATACTAAACTCTGCATCTGTAGCTTCAATCAAGCATCCTTCTTGGTAGCCGAACTTGACCTTTTTCAAAGCCTTTGTAATTCGCTTCTCTAACGCTTCTACTGTGTAAACTTTAACCTTTTTCATTGCTCTTATCTTTTAATTGTTATTTTTATTTTGATAGTGCAAAGGTAATCATTTTTTTGCAAATGACCAAACGTTTTGAGCATAAAGTGCTTTTTGCTAACTTAGTTTAACTTATTGATAATTAGACACTTATATCAAACTATTAATTTTGTGTATGTAAGTCTATTTCTTAAAAATGGTATAAGTTATATGGAGATAAAAAATGAACCGCTTAGAAAGGCTTATATTGAAGTGTATAGTCTTTTTCTGAATTACTTTATATTAAATAAAAAATGCACTCTAACCTCACGGTCGGAGTGCACTAAGAGCAATGAAACGTTAAAGGTAACGTTTCGGCTGCAAAATTACAAAACTTTTCTGTATCTTGCAAATTTATACTATACTATTTAACAATTGCAAATCATTGTCTCTATCGAAGTCGTATGGATAGAAGGTGTTGGCAAGGGCATCCATCTTGTCGGGAGAACGTTTCAGACGCTTCTTGATTTCGTCTTTTGGTTCCATGATGATTGAACCATCTGACTGAAACAGCCAATGCACTTCGCACAATTCTTGATCCAACTCATCGTCAGGTGGGAGTGCTGCAAAGAATCCATTCTTTGGGTTGAGCCAGTCACGTATACACCAAAACAAATAAGCCCTCATGTTAGCGAAAGAGTAGCAGCCTGTCACATCATGCTTGTTTCTCACGCCTTCCGAGAACTTGCAAGAGAATGCAGTTAAATACTTTTGTTCTATGAGTCTTGAATAAACTCCAGCACCTTCTCCTATGGTATCAATGAAGGCTTTATTCTTGGAACTCAAACTTAGGTAGTGCGCGACTTGACCTGCGACTGCCATGTGGTCCGCATGACCACCCGAATTATGACACTTGATTTCTGAAACATAGTTTCCTTGTCGTGGAACATAGCAAGACCTATCGCGCCCCATACCTGCGACATCGACACCTAATCGTATTGGCTTATGGGTGATAAAGCCACTATCTTTAAGTTCCTTCCATCTTCTATGTGCAATCTCGCACCATTCGTATGGAATGAGGGTATCTTCGGAAACCTTCGGAAACATACCGAGAACCTTAACACGAAAAAGGTCATTTGGAGTGTAATATCCACCTTCCCACACAAAATCACCACGACCCTCATCAAACTCAGACTTTCTGATCTTCTGTGCCCATGCTGAGACCTTATCGGCTACCCATTCATAGTCAACTTGACCAGGGATAATGTTTTTCTTGCTTACTACGTTCTCTGCGTTGAGAGATGATAATCTAAACTTCTTGAATCGGGGAGACTTCATGGAGTTGGCTGCATACCCTGTAGTAACGTTTGGGTTGAATACCAATAGCAATCGAGAGTTACCTTGCAGGTTACCCTCGATTGCATTATAGATGGTGTCCGAGATACCGGATGCTTCAGTTACGATGAACATGGTGTTTACAGCATGGAATCCCGACCAAGCCTCTATGTTGTCGGCTGAAGATTTGAAGCCTGTCAGATACCATTCCTCATAATCAGTTCTGATACCATCTGACAGCAAACGACCAGGCAGGAAGCCTGCCTTTTTGTATAGACGTGCCACTTCTGGTATCATGATATTCGTCACCTGTCTTCCTGTCGGTGCAGTAAGGGCAATCTTGGTATTCTTTTCCAAACTACCATCCTTGCCGAAGCGAGGAGTGAGGTATAGAAAACATAAAGCGGCTACGGCAGCGATGAAGTCCTTACCCCTTGCAGTTCCACTGGCTACCGTTGTCATTTTGTTCTTCTGAACAGAACGCAATATAGCCTTTTGCTCTTCGTCAAGGCGAGCCTTCAAGACTTCCTTGGCGAAGAGACACCAATCATTGCGCCATGCAATCATTTTTTTTATTGCTTTCTGTTCTGACATATTGCTAATTCAATAATATTCGTATTTTCTTGTTTCCTTTAAGTATGGCTGCTGCAACTCGATGATAACCATCAATAATATAAATCTCCCTATAAACAAACACTTTATTCGATTATTCTCATTTTAACCTTTCTCTCATGATTGAGCTTTGCGGCAACGAAACGATGATTTCCATCAACAATCATTATTCTTTCACTATTACCATCAGTGTATCTTAAAGCCTTGATACCGTCATAATTTCTTGATGACATGTATTTTGCAACATCTTGTTTATTCAAGAAATCTTGTGGCGTGTTAATGCTTGAATTTATGTCAACATACTGAGGTTGCACATCAGACAACAAACATGGTATCTCCAACGGATTGTCCGTTGGAAACAAGCAGTCTGGTATATACAATTCTCCGTTGTCCATAATTACCCTTCTTCATCATCGGGAAGTTCCTTCATTAACTTCTCGAATGGGTTTTCTACTAATCTGTTATCTACTTGCTCGACATAGCCACGCTTCTTGCCCTTAGTTTTCAGAAGGAAGATGATTGCAGTTAGATTACCTTCGTTCACCTTTTCGACCAGCTTGCTTTCAGTAAAGTCAAGAATGCCTTCATCTATATCATCCAACATCTTGGCTAACTTCTCATCCTCTTTTCGCCAGTTATATAAGGCTTGGCGTGTAATGCCCAAAGCTACTGCCGTAGCAGCCATATTGCCGCCCTTCTTTTCGTAAGCAGCGGCAATCTTTTTTAATTCTGTTCTTCTTACCTTTGTCATAATCAACCTTTCTAACTTGCAGATGCTATGACAGCTTTCAAAGCATCTATATACGACATATTCTTACACAACAAAAGTGATTTCGAAAGATGGTCTAATGGTCCAAGTCCAGGAAGCAGATTGATATCTATAGGATAATATCTACCATCTATTCCCTTACGGAAATCAATTCTTGCGTGAGATTTCAATCCTAAGTAATGGAATATAGTCCCTGCCAAACTCATTAACCTGTCATCATTCATTGCAGAACAGCATTCCTTAAAACCAACTTTGCAATCTCGGGTTTGGATGCCATTGGTTTCATCGCAATCAATAGAAATCGAACACAGAAGTATATATTTTTGGTTATTAATGCAGGTTACCGTGCAATCAGATCCAGCAATATACTCCTCAACAATACTTTCCATTCCGAACTCTTCTTTAAGGTATTTCACCTGTTCCATTACCTCTTTTGGGGTACGACAGATGCTTTTCTCCGATATACCAAAGCTATCACTTCCATATCTAGGTTTAACAAAATATGTCTTACCTTCTTGTAATGATGATAAATGATATTGTTTCGGTGCCCTAATACCGCAACTACAAAGGAAACGGAAGACCTTTGCCTTATCCTTAACCAATTCGTATTTAAAGAAATCCTCTGCTGTTGTTTTTACACCTTTTGCTCGGATAGTCTTGATGAGAGATTCACTTGCGGTTCTAAGTAATGCCACATCTTCCTTTTGTAAGAAGTCTAGCTTATCGTTTTCATCTACAACAGCTAGTTTGACATTATCTTTTCCTAAGGCTTCTCTATAATATTTGAAGACGGAAGAAATTCCATAATTCTCCATCTCTTCTTTACTTGTTATGCTCCAAATCATTTTCTTTTTCTCCTTCCTTTATTTCGATTAAACGTTCACTCGCTAGCTCTAGCAACTTTGCAAATGTGATGCTTGGAGATTTAATACCAAACTCCTTACCTATGTCCTGTTGAATCTTAAGCAGGGTCTTCTCGTTATCTTCTTCGGAAGCTAGAACGAGAGCATCACTTTTGCGTGCTTGCTCACGAATGTCTCCATACAATGTGTCCAGACTAGCAAATGAACTAGGGTAGAGGATGATGGTGAATACGAAATTCTCCTGCATGGCATATACATCTATACCCTCTGTGCTTATTGGCTTAATCTCGTCGATGTTCACATGAGCAAACTTCTTGAAGTCGATAGATTGAATTGATGCAAACAACTTCTTCAAGATGCTAACATTAGCTTCACCATGAAGGGAGTTGTGAGATAATTCAATAGCAATAGCTTCATCATTTGTAATCTCGCTCTCTTCTACATATAAGATGCCTAGCATTTTATAGTGCAGTTTCTTGCATGCCCTCAAACGATGATTACCGCTGATCATGATGTATCTACCATTATCCTTCTTGATACAGGTAGGCACACTACTCAATCCAGACTTAGCAATGTTGTCTGTTAGTTGGGCGAAGTCTTCACCCGACATTTCATTTGCATTGATTTCTACCTCATCTATGAGGTTTATATCAACTTTTGCGTATTTCCATCTATCTTCATTTTCCATTCTTCAACGATTTTTGATATTTATCAATGATTTCCTTATTCGTGGGGTATATGCCAAGTATTCCTTCGTAAGCAAGATAAGATGATGTGCAGTGTTCCTTCACTTTCTTGTATACACCACGATATTTCATGCTCACAGGCTTATGGGTATAAGCGCAGGAGATAACCTTCTCGCAAAGCTTGCGCATTCTTCTGCTCAAATATCTTTGAACGCCAACAGACTGAATGCAGTACAGTATGAGTTTACTCAATCGAGGGATTGCGTTATTCGTGCAGAAGTCCGTTAACTGAAACAAATCATACCCCTTGTGTTGAGGTAGCGTAAAACCAAACCCACCTAGGGTATATTTGTCGTATTTCACCACAAAAGCAAATTGACAGACACTACATTGGTCCACCTTCTTGATATACTTCTTTTGCAAGCAATGAAGTAAAGGTGGGTTTACCCGTTCAATCATCAGTTTGCTTGCGTCTGTAATCTCCAAATCATCGGGAGGTACAATCTCGTTGCATTCGATTCTGTATGAAGAATATGAGGTGCTTGCATTATTTTGTGCAGTTGGCTTATTGCAATAGAGGAACCTTCCTGCAGACCGTCTTTCACCACTTGAATTATTCCACATAGCTATCTTATGCAGGTTTCTCAGATAAGGGCTGTTGCTGAAATAGTAGAAATAACTATCACTCGGAATACTTTCCACAAGATTATAGTAGTCGTTCCTTGCAACAGAAAAATCTGATTTCAAGTCACTATTTTCAGAAATGAGTTTGAATGCTCTCTTCTGCTTCTTCTCTATTCTTCCGTAATTAAAGAAGATTACCTTCTTATTCTTGATGGCTTCTTCTAGTGTTCCAACATGGAAATCACATGTAGTGAGCAATCTCATCAATCGCTCATTTGCCTCTTCGGTTTTCTCGATAGATTCCCTTGCCTTAATTTTCAATGCTTCGAAGACAGCACTATTTCTTGCCGATTCACTCATGAAATACTTTTGCAGTTTTACCGCATAAAGAGCCAAAGCAAGCTGCCTTGATGGTGTAGGATTGTTATAGTCCTCCAACCATGCAAGCTTATCCTTATATGTTAGTGATGTTTTACCATTTGCCAACATATAGAGCAGATAGCAGTAGGCATCTTGGCAGTATATAGATACTTCCACCTTATCAAGGAAGAATAACTCATAGTAATACATAAAGCCATTTACTATGCAGATTTCCTTGTGTCCGTTAGCTTTTACAGCATCATATAGAGCTGAAACCATTTCAGAATTGTATGGCAAAGGCATAGTCATAAAAGCTTCTATTGCGCTATATGGATTACCTTGATATAGGAGTGGGCATAACTCATCTGGAGTATCATATTTAAGCCCCGTAACCTCACAAAATTGCTTGTAAGATGTTATAGATTGATAATCTTCCAATTCGTGGCTTATAGCGTAATAGAATATGCGATATGCAGAATACACACAATTCATGGCACGATAGAAATCATCAGTTGCATGAAACGTTCTAAATTCTATCGTCTTCGTCTTGAAGTATGCAGAAATATTCACTGCATGACGAATGAATCCCTTCTTAGACTGATTAGTGAAGAGAGTTTGTAAATCATCAAACGTCTGCGCATTTTTTACTCCTTCGAAATATTTTTCTGTAGGAATAGGTTTGGCATTGAAGATGTTTTCATCCCAATCTGAAATTTTGGCATATCTTTTAAAATATGGATAGCAGACATAAAAGAATAGATATACTTTCTTTAGCTGATCGACAGACAAATCTCCTACGTATATGTGAACATGAGTATCAATGCTCCACTTTATCTTTCCACCTGCAGCAACCATTGATTCATATACAGAACGGAGGTCATGCAGCTCTTTTAGGCAGCAAAGATGTAGTGGAGGGGTATTCACCTCTCCACCAAACTGCTTATTGCTTGAACAATCGGTATTATCAATGCTCTCTTCCTTGCTCCAGGAGTAACCTTCGGGCAAAGTTACCTTCGCCCTTTCAAGATTGCACATTTCGATTTCAATACCAAATGTTCTGTTTTTTATATCGCTATCTACATTCATGAAGCATATCTATTTCGTTAATAATACCTAATCTCTGAATAGTTCTTCCTGTTTTACGGAAGTCTATTCCTAAAGCTACACTTGCAAGCGTAATGAGGGATGATGTAACAGGTAACTCTAAGCCTATATGAAGTGCAATACTTTCCATCAGTACCAATCCCTCTGAAACGTCTTCTGTGATGTAACGTGAGTGAACAGATGTTGGGCTGATGGCTCTATCACTAGATTCTGAGTAACGATGCAAACTCTCTATTGGGTCTGACATATTGAAACCTCCTGCTTCAAATACGCTTGTTTTGAAAAAGCCCAAGTTTTTTAAGACTTTCATCTTTTCTTCGTCAAGTCTCATCAATAAATTGATAGTGGAGTCATTTCCTCTTGCGTATGCTTCACGATACATACAGAAATTTCCCTTTGAATATTCTATTCTCGGAATACTCATAATTGAACCTACCGTATGCAACACCATATTTGGATTGAGTAATGCAGATTCAAGCACGCAATATTTTGCTATAAAACCTTTGCTAATTTTATGCAGTTTCTCCATGCAGGTATCATGATTAGAAAAGCATGCTACAGGAATAACTTCATGCCTATAACCAACACGAAAAACAACTTCGTGTGGTTTATCATCCAACTCTACTCGTCCTTCCAAATATGGACCTGTTGCTTCAACTAACATTGGTAGTTTTCTGCAATGTTTCTCAAAATAGAAAGAGGATGCGTAACTAGAGATACAGACAACAATCTGATCATTGTGAAGGTATTGATGTATACGTTCTACTAGACCCTCATAGAAGTTACTCTGAATAGTACAAAATATAACTTCTGCTTCTGCAACCTTACTGAGGTCTTTAGAAACCTCTTTGATTGCAGTTTCTATATAAGTTGATTTCTCTTTAAGAAAAACCCTTTTGCCGTTCTTGATAAGTCTATCAAAGGCATCTGATTTGTATGAAGATGTCTTTAGGAGTGTAACTTCATGACCTTTAATAGAGAGGTCTGCGGCAAAAGCTACTCCCACGTTGCCCGTTCCTATAACTGCTATTTTCATGCTCTTTTATTTTAATTCTACAAAAATAGAGCGGCTAGAGGGACTCGAACCTTCGACCTTCACATTGGGAATGTGACGCTCTGACCGACTGAGCTATACCCGCAAAAGAGCGGAGAGTTGGAGCCGCACCAACGACCTCAGTGATGGTATCACTGCGCTCTGCTAACTGAGCTATCTCCGCTTATAATAACAATATTCTATACACGCAAAAATGCTCGTCTTTCCGAGCCGTCAACCCTTGTGGGTATTTTGAAAGGAGGAATTCCTAAAACAAGCTTTGCTCCGAGTAAACAGGATTCTTGGAAATTCCAAATTCCTCGACCTGTATTCCCAACTTTTCATTCAGCCATTTTGCTACTAGGTGGCGATGGCAAAAATCATCTGGCTTTTCGAAGCAACATAGAGCTACATCTTTTCCATTTGCCATTTTCTCTATTGCTGAGAGAAATGCTTTTGGGTCCCGATGAGCCAATATCTCAGAATTGAAACGTTGTACGTAATCTTCTTTAGATTTGGAGTTGTGAAGAATGTCCCATGATGGTGACACGTACTTGTTTGACAATCCTGTAAACCATTTCGGAGGGTAGAGGGCAATACCGATCATCATGATACCAGCTTTTGCTAACTTAGCTCCGTTTGAGAAGTATGATGTATAAATCTTCATTTTTTTGTAACTTTTTGCAAAGATAGATAAAATTATTTAATCAACAAATAGTTTTTTGAAAAAAGTGAGAAATTATTTTCAAGCGTACATTTTCTTAAGAAACTTCTTTAGATATTCGTTATCAATATCCTTTAGTGGAGTAGGGGAGAATGAGGTATCTCGCTCTACGGTTAAGCCTAACTTAGTTGTTAGCCCCTGCAACTCGGTTAAACTTGTGTAGCCGTACTCGCCTTCACCACTTCCATTGATAGTGATTCCGTAGGCGATATTGTTCTCTAGGTCTGCTTCCAATATGAACCAAGACCATGCACCAACACAAAGGAAGAACTTTGCTTGACAGATGGCTTCTTCCTTTTTGCCATCCTGTGAGTAGAGAGGATATTTTTCCAGTCTCTTCTTAATTTCTTTCGTAATCAGTTTCATTGCTCTTATGTATTTTTTTAGATTTCTACTTCATTTATTTCGTATTCACAATCAGAAAGAATGTTCTCGATAGTATCTCGCAAATCTTCCAATACGTCCATTTCATCTTCATCGTCTGCGTCAAATTCAGACGATTCGTAAACATTTGATGAGGTCCATTTACCATTTCCAGTTATAAAATTATAACCTTCCATTCTCGAGTAAGCCTTTCTTGTGTCTCTGAGACTTATTTCAACTATTACCTTTTTCATTGCTCTTATCTTTTAAATTGTTATTTTATTTTTGATAGTGCAAAGGTAATCATTTTTTTGCAAATGACCAAATGATTTGGGCAGAAAATACTTTTTGCTAACTTAGTTTAACTTATTGTTATTCAGATACTTAGCGTTTAGTATAGTTACCGCATCTACTATCATCTGACTAGCATCAATTCCTAATGATTGATAAAAAGCGCCATGTCCGCAAAGTGTTTCGTATGCAATTCGCATGATTCTACGTTCATCCCTTGTGAAATCATACTTAAAAGTAGAAAAGATGGAGAGTGCTCCTTTCAAATCTCCATCTTTTAGCTTTTGCACAGCTTGTGTAGTTTTACTTATCTTCATAAGGCTCAATGTTTCTTGTTGTGAAATCGTCTGCGGTCAAGATGATTTCTGATCCATTAACCATTTCTTCGACTTTATCGCATGCGTCACTGCCATTGATGGCATCAACCTCCACTACCTTTTGCAGGTATTCGGTGACTTGCACTTTAACCTTGTGAATGGCAGCTTTCTCTAGTTCCTCTATTTGAAGATTGAACACTTCTAGGAGTTCTTTGATTTCCTTTTCGATTTCCTCGAAATCAATGATGATATCCTTCAAGCGTTTGGGTGCTCCATTTATACCATGACCTTCTTTGTCACACCAGTTTAGGGCTTCACTATCTGGATCGAAGTTCTCGTAGTAATCATCGAGGTTCTTCAAAAACTCATTCGTGTCATTGTTTGGCATTTCGATTGACATGTTGAAATCTTGACCAGCAGGAGAATAACGCTGAAAGAAGATGTAGGCAAGGTCATTGCCATTATCTGTAGCATCTACAGCCCAACCTCTAACTTGTCCTATATGGATAATCAAATCTAATAACTTCTGTTCCATTGCTCTAACTTTTAAATGTCGTTATAATGAAGACCTTCACCCTTCACTAGTTCGTGGTCTTCGTTTTCAACTAATTCTGAGAGGGATAACCAGCATCCACGATAAAGAGACTTCTTCAGCTCTTGATAACGTTTTTCTGCAACTTCCTTATCGGTGATGAGGGATTCTTTAAGTTGGTCCTCTGTGTAGAGATACCATATCAATTTGTATATCTTCATAATCGTATATTTTATGGTTCTACTATATATTCGTTTAGGGTATGCTGTTCTAGCATAAACTCGTAACCTACATTGTTGAGTTGGCTTTGCTTTTGATATCCAAGTTCATTAATCTGAGTATCTGTAGCATTAAACTTCCTTGCTGCTTTTATGCAATTTGGAAGGTTGCCGATAAAGAGCAATTCCTTGCTGTCTGTTGATAGGTGCTCATCGGTTCTGTATAAAAAATAAACCTGCAATTTCATATCGTTTCGTATTTACATGTATAAATCCGCGTATCTCTTATTTACTCTACCAATAAGTCGCATGGCTTTTCTTAGCAATTTGACCTCTTTTTCTGATAGAAGGCTTTTAGGTGATGTTACAAAACTACCTAAAAGTCGCTCTAATTCTATTCTGTCTTTATAACACATACTATTCCTTTCTTTGAAATCTATAATTTGGGCATTCCCTTTTATTAGCCATCACAAGCAGGACAGGGAATAACAGACCATGCTTGCAACCATTACCATATTCGTTGGCTGCTTCGCAAGTTTCACAGCCATAATAGGTTTTGATGTTGAATGCGCTCATAACTAAATCTGCATTTCAACCTCGAATTGCGATTTAGGCTCTTTAGAGAGCGCAAAATCGCAGACCTTTGTTATGTATGAGGAGTCAACCGTAAACTTCTTAGAATCTCTTATTTCCTCTAATTTGGCGATTGTTTCTGATGGGTAATAGTGACCATTTGCGTAATAGCCTTTCTTGTAAACAGGGCACTCGTCATACTGAGCCTTGCACATGGCGATCATGTCATTCTTCAAGATGGCATCCGTATATCTACTATCCTTAGGACCACCCCAAATTGGAATAAGGTCTCCATAGTCATCATCGGTGGCATATCTGATGGTGTGGTCGTAGGTCTCATAAAGTTTGCGTGTAAAGTCTGAGAGGAAGTCAATGTACTTCAATCCGAACTTTTTTATGCACTCGCAACCTACTTGCAGTTCATCGCCAGTTTGCGTATTCTCGATTACGTATGCGTTGTTACACCAATGACCACATAGGTCGCATTTGCCGTAATCAGCTCCATGCTCCTTAATCTTGAATACCAACTCCTTGGTTGTATCAGCAGGAGTAAAGGCTCCATTCTTATATGTGGCAGCAATCTCCAATTACTTTCGTCTGGCATATTGATGGTGAGGTCACAGATGTCATGCCAATACTTCCCAATGATGGTTTGACAATCTTCTACTACCGCATGACGGAATAACTTTTTTCGTGGGTTACTAATGGTGTAGTCGAAACCTTCTACATTGCGCTTTGTCTTCTCAGCGAACTTCTTAAATGCGTCAACTGACTCTGATGGAATAAACGTCTTTATCGTATTCATTGCTCTTATCGTATTGAGGTAGGGTGGTTAGCCCTACCATTTCCTTCTTATGCGACTTTCAAATATTTGCGTAAATCAACCAATACTGATGCTACGCTTACAAAGTATGGAATGCCATTTCCTTCTTGCTGCATGTGGATTCCGATGCTTTCTAGTACAGCTTTTTCACTTTTGCTGTAGAAGTTATCTGCTAGCGTACCGAACTCGTTTTTGCCGTATGGCTTGTTCAGTATGTCGAATAGCTGTTCCTTCTTCATTTGCTCCTTCAACTTAGCTGATTTCTCTTCTCTAGCTCTTGCAACTCTTTTGAAGTTCATCTTCTCCCAAAGAATGCAGAAAGCATCCTTATCTAGGTCGCTTGCCATATATACATTCTCGATGGAAGCGTATTCGGTAGCATTGACCGATATTCCTACTCGCTGTTCAAATTCTTGCTGTGTCATAATTACTTACCTTTAAGAATTAAAAACATGTTGTTAAGGGATAATCTTATCCAAATCATCTACAATTCCTTTAAGCCATCCCCTCATGTAAATGAGAGCATAAAGGTCGCAGTTCTCTTCCTTCGCCTTTTTGGTCTTTTCTACCATGGCTTCAATTACTACCATTTGTTGTTTAAACGTTTCTTCGTATTTCATTGCTCTTATCTTTTAATTGTTATTTTTATTTTGATAGTGCAAAGATAGTCGTTTTTTGCGAATTAACCAAATATCAACTATCTTATTTCCAGGTACTTACAATAGTTTAACTTTTAAACTTCTTTATAGCCTGTTTGCTAACTTTTGCTAACTTTTTAATCGGACGTATTGTAGTTTGGGAAACTTTTACTATCTTTGCAGCATGAATATACAAGAATATCTAGAACAATGCTCTGTTAAGTCCGTGGACGAGCTTACAGACGAACAGGTTGTGAACTACTATACCAAAGGAAATGCAGGTGTAGCTCAAATGTGCGCAGTAGAATTAGCTCTACAAAACTATCCTATTAGCGGCTTTACGAGAGAAGAAATAATGCTCTCTATTCGCAAGGCAATGAAAACTAAAACAAAGTTTGGTCTGACCTATATTACCAATGAATCAGCCGTAGGTCCTACCGAAAGAAAATCAAGATGGGTGGTAGAACCATAGACTACCACCTATCTTTTTGTCGGTTTGTTTAGCTTATAATACTTCTCATAGAGAGCCATAGCTTCATTATAAAGCCTTGGCAAAACCTTTTTGAAGTATTTATTGTTAGACCAATAATTTTCGCTTAAATGGGCTATAATATCAGCTAAACAATTATGCAAACTCGATGCGAAGTAATCGACGTCGTGTCCTAACATTCCCTGTATCCAGTTGTGGTCTTTGTCGATAGCTTGCAAAGTATCAGAGATTTTGCCAAATTGTTCCATTACATCATACGTTTTGTCTTTTACGAGTTTGAGCTCTTCAAATAGTCTATCAGCGATTTTCCATTGCGAAACACCTTCTCCATCTACGTATCTATATTCGGGCTTGTTGTAGTCAGCAAAAAACCTTTTATAAAGATTTTTGAAGTCTGCATTTCCTTCCCAATTACCTTGTAATGCGGCTTTAGCGTGTCCGTATTCGTGATATTGGAGACCCTTGCGATACCATTCTGAATTTAAGATTCTTTCCTTCAGACCATCGAAGTCTATTCTAACATGCTTATACTTACTCCAATAGTAGGCTTTGTTTCCGCTAAGGCTAATACAAGGAACAAACTTATCAAAGCTATCGTAGAACTCTTTCTTTCCAAGCCATTTGGTCGGACTCAACCCAATACCTCTAAAACCTTCCACGATGGTATGAGGTGTATTGAAGGATAGCTTATCTAAGCCATACGCAATCAAATCTTGATCCGAAGACAGCTTATAGATGTTGTACGCACCCTCTATCTCACGATAAACCCTTTCATAACCTCGAACATCAATCCTTGCAGTTTCTATGGTCTTGATATAATCATTGAAGCGAGGAATCCATCTTGTAGGAATGATACTCAAATCTGCTGTTCTCAATTCGTTCAGATGGGTAGCAGCTTCCATGACCTCCTTCAAGCCGTTATGATACTCGTCAAGAAAGACCTCATAAGCCTTGCCCCAGCCTTCTGTTATGCGAGCCGATTCTACTCTTATCCAAGAATTGACGTTATCAATGTTTGGACCATACAGATTTTGCATGAGTTTCTTTCCTGCCATAACTGCTTCCTGGACGTCTAATGCAGTCTCCAATTCCCAATCATCAAAATCATCTATCAGCTTCTTAGGCTTCAACGGAATAGAACGAAGGTCTTGCAGTTCCCTACGAGCTTCATCATAGGTAGCCTTCAACTTTGGTTTTATCTTGCTCACTGGTTCGAATTGTGTAGGAGTGATATTTGCAAACTTATTAGTTATGCCATCCCTCCAATCGCCGAAATTATAGCTATAATCAAACTTTGCTAGATAACTTTTCTTTGTCCTGCCGAAAGACTCTACAGCTTGACGAACCTTGTCATCATACTTGTCGAACATATCTGATAATACAGAGCGTTCACTATCAGTCAGCATTCCAAAACTCTCTTTAAATTGATGTGTAGTGAGGAATTTTTCAAAGCTTGATATATCAACATCATAGGCTTTAGCATTTCGCCTTAATGTTGCTATGTCAGAATTATCTACATCTATGTTGTATTTCAATAAGTCTCTGTTCTTCCAAGCAAGCTTTATGGCTTTTTCGTCTCTGTCAGCATGGCGGTACTCAGCCGCGTCCTCAACGGACAGGTGCCAATACTTTCTGTTATCCTTCAAGAAGTATGGAAGGGTTTCAGCTTGCCCGATTCGGCTGCGGTTCTTGCGTACCCAGTCATTAAAGTTCTTTGGGGTGCGAGAAATCATAGCTGACTTCTGAATGGAAGGAGAACCATAGTACTCTTCATCGCTCATCACAATAGGTACAACATAACACATGCAGTTAGGATGCCAACCTAGGAAGACAAAGTCTTTTGGGTATATTCCCAACAAATCATCACAGATGTCGGGTGCAGGGTGGCGTTTACTCAACTTAATCTCATAGCCCAAGATGAAGTCAAATTGTTGCCAACGTGTCTGCTCTGCCTTTCGGTAAGCCATGTTTATCTCGGTTCTTGCCAAACGTATAGATGCGTATTGGCAATTCGCGCATGTTGCGGCTTTTCCGAACTTTTCTGTATAATCTGCCTTTAATGAAGGATAGTCTAACAGATACTTACTGATTCGCTTGCTGAGGACAACCGCAGACTGCCCTCTTTCTATTGCAGTTGATATGGTATGCTCTAGCTCCTTTTTCAAGGCTTGTGACTGATACCATAGTTTCTGCGAAACAGACAACCCCTTATCAACCCTATTCAGAAAAGCCTTCAAAGCATCTGAATTAGGTTGGAAATACCTGTTGTACTTATCTCCACCCTTCTCAAAATCATAAGCACGAAGTACCTTTCTTGCAAGTAGGTCCTGCATGATGTTACTTTCTTTCCACTCATTTGTGGTACCTGCATAGATGAGGTTATTCATCTGTGCAGCATAACTGGTCATAATGCCATTGATGGTTTGTTTCAGTTCTGGATAGTCCCCAAACAAGAACTCCGCAGAACCATCATAACCGACACCATCTATAGCAGTAGCAACTTGGCTAGCGATTCTATCATAAATGCTCTGAACTTGTGCCACGTAGTTAACTAAGCGTCTGTTCAGAGCATCGTATGCTTTCTTTTGATTGGGGATATTTGGTCTCATTTATTTCGGCTTATAATGTTCGTTTACACATTCCCTTTGATAGAGGATAGCAAACTCCTCATAAGGGCAAGTGCCCAACGTTGGCTCTCCCGTAACACTAAGATTACGTGGATTGGAAACGTGGGCACATAATTTGCAGAACTGAGGTTCTTTTGGAATAGGCTTAACCTTCTTCTTTGGAGACATAGCAATTAACCTTTACCTCTACAATCGTATTGCCATCCTTCTGATATACTCTCTGCTTCATGATCTTGGATTCGATAGTATTGAGTACATCTTTCTTTGCCTGTGCGAGAGTTTCCTTTGTTATCTCATGCAAAGCTTCTCTCATGGACTTGACATGATGGTCTCGCTTGTAGTGGCGAATGTAATTCTTGTCGATACGATAAGCCTTGGCACATACCTTTGGCTCTAGGATTTCTTTCTGTTCGAAGACAGTTACACTGATAGGGTAGAGTCTTCTAGCTAACTTGAATAGCCAAATTGCGATTTTTTTCTTCATAACTTGTGCAATTTATTGCGTTTATATTGTTTGTTCACCCATAGCAAAAGCAGACTGCTGTACTGCTGCCGCATTAAGTTCATCCTGTCGAATATCCTCCATTGTCTGCTGAGGGTCTTGCGACTGCCCAAGCTTAACGATGGATTCAAGCTGACTTTCTACCGGCTTACCACCATTAGCCTTTTGTCTGATGGTGATGTCGTAGCTCTCATCCTTTGGTATGTAAGGAGTGATGATGTGGTCGCAGGTGACGTTATCTATCTCCTTTTCCCATTTTGGATTCATGACCTTCAAGAATGCCTTGATTACATTGAACTCTCTTTCAAAGAACTCCTTGAAAGCGCCCGATTCCATGCGAACTTTCAGATGTGCATCTGTGAGCAACGTCTGTCTTGCATCGTAGCCGATATTACCAAGAGATTTCATATTCTCAAAGCTAATATCTGGCATTTGAGAAAGCATCCAGTACAATCCGAGGAGGGTTTTATTCTGACCGCTAACCGCTTCTTGCGACTGATTCCATGATACGTATGAAATATCGCCATCATTCTCGACTCTCCATATACGCAAACTTTCTCCCTTTTTCTCCTGTCCGACTATGCCACCCTTGACTTTTGCGATTGGTGCAGCGTTATATGCAATCACGTTGCTATTGCGACTGATATTATACTCAAATTCACTTCGGATATTATCAAGCCCCTCGTAGATGGCGTGAGGTCGAGACAGGTATGCTCCAGGAATCTTATGGATGATGATTTCCTCACCACTCTCAGTGTTCCCGTCCTCATCAACTTGTGCAGTTACTTCCTCCCACATTTCACTAAGGTTACTTTTCTTCCAAATGAAATGATAGTTTTCTGTAAAGGTTTCGAAGAATGTTATCGTCTCTTTATCGGAAACGGTCTTATCATACTCAAACGACATAGCTTGCATATCATCATACTCATCAATGATAGGGTACAATCTTACTCCATCCATAGGGGAGAAGGTTTTGCACTTCAACTTGTAGTTTGATTCAAAACCATATAGAGAGTTATGCTTCTTAACAGAATACCAGATGGTGAAGATTTCACAGCTTGCGAAATAGGCTAGTCCACGTTTGTAGTTCATGTTGTCAATATGAGCACAATCGTAGATTTTTTCTAATGCCTTTTGGATTTCCCTCTGAATATCATTTTCTGGAGTGTTGTACTTTCTCTTAACAGGTATAGAGAATGTAAATTCTGTTATTCTGTTTGTGAGCAGCTTTTCAAGGGCAACCGCTATACGGGATGATTTTTCACCATTGTCTTTATCACGAAGGCTTATGGTATCTGTCATTACCTTATGGCTTGCTGGCTCATATAAACTCAAAAGATAACTCCACAAAGGGACCATTACAGTCCTTCTGCGTAGCTCTTCTATCTTTTGGCTGATAGTATCAGTTTTCTTGAGTATTTCTTCGATGTTCATATCTTTACTACTTTTGGTGCAAAGATACTAAAAATATTTAATCAACAAATAGATTTAACCAAGAAATTGCATATTTATTTTCGCTTATAGAGCTTTTTATGTTTTTGAGGATAATGAATAAAGGCGATACAAGCAAATCCGCTTATACCGCCTTAGATAGAGCAATAAAATATCTTATGCAGGCATTAGTAATTGTGCCTTTTCTTTGTTCACGATTTCTAATACCATTTTAGCTGCCTTGTTTACGTCTGTCAAAACAGAAACGATGAACTTTGGTTGCTTTTTAAGCTTGCTGATCCAACCATCCAGGTAAGCAGCGTTATTATCTAAAATGCGACTGCTAAAGCCTAGGACGTTTCCGATAAGAGCTGCTCCAAGCTCTGCAACCAACTCTTCTCTTGCATAGTCATTTTCTCCTTTCTCTTCCTCAAACCCTCTATTCAATCTAGACTTGTGCCCTGTTGAGTGAACCATTTCATGTAGAAGGGTTGAGTAGTACTCCTGTCCATCCTCGAATATCTCCTGCTCTGTATTGCCCTTCTTGAACTGACTTTTAAGTGGTGTTGTAATATCATCTACCCCAACTCTGTAAAAAGCTCCACTTGAATACTTGTCGTAGCGGATAGGGCAGAGCCACTTCTGATAAAGAAGCATATCATCAATTTTCTCGTTGACGTACATACCTGCCGTGTCTGTCGGTAACTCATTCTTATCTTTGAGACTGAACTTATTCTTCAACTTTTGTGTCGTCTTAGGTGCTATCTCTTCGAGGTTGGTTTGGCTGAGGTTGAACACATTGTAGCTCTTCAAGAAAGGCTGAACTTTGCATTCTAGTTGGGCTGATCGAGTCATTCCGTTGTAGCTGTCTTCTGTTATTTTGTTTCCATTCTTGTCTTTGTACTGAATGGACCAAAACAGAACAGGGAAGCTTTTCTCTCCTTTGTTCACACTAGCTCCTAATGCCTTTATCTGATTGAAGGTAGCAAAGATAGGATATTTGAATCTTTCTTCGTCCATCATGCAGAGAAACAGGAAGAATGAGTTCATTCCATTATATTCACGCCCTCCAAGGTTCACTGGGTTACCACCATAAGATGTGGTGAACCAACCCATCTTCCAATCTCCTGCCTTCATCTTTTGCATTCGTGAAATCATCATTTCAGCGAAATGCTCTAAAACGTTGTCTGTCTTCATTGCTCTTACTTTTTATATGCAGTTATTATAACTTCTTGCCATACATTCTTGCTATCTCATCGTAGATATATGCTCCGCTTGTATGAGGACTGCTAAACAATCCAAGAATGCGGTTATCTACAGTGATGCTGTTTGTCTTGACGACAACTCCGTTTTTGATGTGGTCGCAATAAACTTCATTGCCGATATGGTAAAGCTCCATCTTACGATTATAGCAATCTGTTCCAATGTACTCTTTATTCATGGCGACCTCCTTTCTTTTGAAGTTGCACCCATGCGTGATACATTTTATTGAAGTTATCTAACTTCTGAAGGATTTCATCCTTGCTTAAATAATCACTTATCATGTCTGAATAAAAAACATTAGTATTATTATCAAACATGGTGATATTAATACATTTTTTGTTAACGTATACTGACATGGTGTTGTTATGTATTCTGTTAACCTTTACCAATACAGCATTAACTGCTTTCTTAAAGTGAATGTTTGTTCCGTCTAACATTTCATTGCTCTTATTGTGACTAGTTGGTTGGACCAGTCGTTACCTTTTTATTTACTTGATATTTAAGAATTTAGAAACCTTACTAACAATTCCCTTTGCTGTTGAACAGGTTGAAGCAGTATCAACCGCTACACTCTTACCATCCTCCCAATAGGTAATCTGGATTCTCAACTTGTTACCATAGAAGCAGTTAACTACATGCGCTCTAAGATTACCTTTACGAATGTCACCTTCGAAATAGTTATAACCTCCATCAAAATCACTTGTAACTGCTGCTACAACCTCAGCTTTGTTTGATACGTTTACTGTCTGTTTCATTGCTCTTATCTTTTAATTGTTATTATTTATTTTTGATGGTGCAAAGATAGTCATTTTTTAGCATTTGACCAAATTTTAGCCTCATTATTTTTCTTGCTTAACTTTATATAACTTGTTGATAACTAGAGTGTTAAATAAAGCCTATTTTCCTCTATATAAGGCTTTTTCAGAAAAATGGTATAAGGATATGGGGAAGAAAATAGAACAGCTTAGAAAGGCTTATGTGAAGTATTTGCCGTTTCGTTAACTTAACTAATGTTACCGAAAATTACAGGAAGCTAATTTGACAAGAAAAACGCAAAAACTGCTTTTAACATGGTGTTACGGAGTGTTAATTAGGCGGTTTGTCACCTTTTCTTGTTAGCAACTTCCTTAATTCTCGCACCTCATTCCTCAAATCAGCGTTTTCTTTTCTGAGTTGCGAAATGAGGTGATTATATGATAGCTCTGTTGTTTTATCCATATTACTTGAACTTGATGATGAAAAATTCATGATCCAACCATTTGTCTGGACACATTTCCTTCTTAGGCTTGCCGATGGTGATACTCTCAATTTCCTTCACGACCTTTGGGCTATCGTCATAGTAGCCGTTCTTGAAGAGAACGTGAGTGAATGGTACGAACTTCATTGTACCATTATTCAGTTTCTCCTTGATAGTATTGATGTCTATAAGCATTTCAAATGTCTTACCGATATGAAGCTTATCGTACTTATCGAAATCTTTGAATTTCTCATCCTTGATAAGGAGAAGGCGACTCATCCAAAAATCTTTAATTACCCTATACTCTTCCTTCTTTTTGCCCGATACTACCATATCGAACCATTGCTTGTCGATGGTGAGGGTCAATATTTTCTTCTTCATCCTCCCCACCTCCTCCCAGTCTGTTGCGAGAATATCCTCAGAATCTTTGAAAACACAAGGAAAGAATTTTCCATCGCATACAGCCACAATAGTCTCAGAGACAATATGGATATAAGCTCCACATTCTTCCCAAATTACCCTTCTCACTTTCTTACCCTCCTTCATTCTTCTCAGAGCCTCAGAGAAGTCAAATATTTCCTTGCTAATTATAATTTTGCTTTAAAGTTGTAAATTGGTTTAATAACATCAATGACATCAACCGTAGGTTTGATTAACTCAACAATCTCTTCGGTTGGCTTGTATGCCATAGGTGCTTCATCAATGGTTTCTTCACAAACTGATGTGGAATAAATACCATTCATTTCATTCTTGTAAGAATCCATAGATAACTCTTTCTTCGCTTGTGTACGAGACATCAATCTACCTGCTCCATGTGGGGCTGAGCATAACCATTCCTTGTTTCCTTTACCTTTACAGATAAGAGAACCGTCACGCATATTCATAGGAATAATGACAATCTCGTCTTTCTTTGCACTGATAGCTCCTTTTCGCAATATGCCCTTGTCTGTATCTATATAGTTGTGAATGGTTGTAAAAGAATGCTTGTCTGAATTTGGGTCAATATCCACACCTAGAGCATTGACGAGTCTGTTAGCTATAATTCTTCTATTATGCTCGGCATACTTCTGAACTATACGCATATCATTTAAGTAATCATCAAGCAAATCGCCCTCCAAGTAAGAAAGTTCCTTGCTAATATTTCTAGTACCTAACAACTTGATAGCACTCTGTATTTCCTTTTCTCTTCCTTCGCTTTTCAACTTGGCAATAACCTCAGACTTATCAGCTATTTTCTTACGACAATACTCGTAGGCAAGTTTTTGGTAATAGTTGCATACCCTAACACCAAGGTTTCTACTTCCTGTATGTATCACAAGAAACTTCTCTCCTTCTTCATTTGCATCTAACTCAATAAAGTGATTGCCACCGCCAAGACTTCCAACAGAACGATATACTATTTCCATGCTGGTAAGACAATCCCAAGCACGGAATTTGCCAAACATACAACCATCAACCAATCCGTTTATGTAGGCTGATACTTCTCCCTCGTTGACATTAAAACCAGACGGAATCAACTTATTGACTGCTTCATCAAATTTCTGCAAGTCAATATCAACTTTACCAAGTCTTACGACTTTCATGCCGCAGCCTATATCTACTCCAACAGTGTTAGGAACTACTCTGTTATCAAGCTCTATTACCGTGCCAATAGTGCATCCTTTACCTGCATGGCAATCTGGCATTATTCTTATTTTACAACTATTGTAAGCCTCGCTATTAGATAGGGTTTCTATCTGTTTGATAGCTTCATCTTCTATTGTCTTTGCGAAAATCTTTGTAAACTCATTCATATCTTGTTCGTCTAAAATTATTTGTTTCTTCATACGCTATTTCTCCTTTGCTTTAACGTTATACACTCCATCAATGACCTCTACTTCATAACATCTGAGACCAGGAATAGTTTTCCAAACTTCTTCCATAAGCAATAATTAATTTAATTCTACAGGGGAATCATTCCAAGATAATTCTCTTCCGATGAGCCTCTTGATGCTGCCTTTAGGAAGAGAAATCTCAGTAAATGTATCTTTCCAACCATAATAGTTATATTCATCCGTCACTCTTATTGGCTTACACATTGAGATAAATTCTCTTCCTTGTTTTGTTACTGCTACCCATGCCATAACTATTTCTCCACTTTTACACCGAACGGAGTTCCGTCGGCAAATAACAAATTCTTAAAGCTATTTTCAAATGTCTCATCTTCATATCCACGGAAGTGACAGCCATTAGTAACTAAGCATGTAAATGCACGATGTGTTTGATAATTAGCAAAGTACTTATCTTTAACAACACCAAACGGCTGATGCTTTAACATTTCTTGCCAGCACTCTTCTTCATCCTTAAATGGGCGGTATTTTGACTCTGACTTGATTCGGAATTTTTTAGGCTTTTTGTACCATTTTTCTATATCAAACTCTTCTGCTGAGACGTCTTTAAACTCACCATATGAAGTGTAGAACTGTAAAGCCTTACCTTCTTTATATGCAGATATAATGTTTGATAATTCATCTAATAATATCTTTTCCATATCAATCCTCCAACTCTTTTTGAATGTCGTTCAACCACACAAGAATGTCATCAATACTAATGGAAGAAACATATCCCTCTTTATGCTTTCTTAATTGATTCTTCTTTTTGATAATTATATTAATTGCAGTTACTTTACTCATTGCTTATCCTCCTTTTTTTTCTGATTCTTTCTATAAGCTTTAGTTGCGCAATACTTATATTGCCATATCGTTTATACATACTTTGGAGATATACAATATAGCCAGCTATTGTTATTTTATTTGCATTCATATTCTCTTCTTTTTACCACCTGCGAATACTTGTGTCATGTTTATCGCAGATTTAATATCTTTGTACCTGACACCACAAACTGTTGCCACATCTTTAATTGCCTCATCCATTTTGAATTGCCTTGCCAAAAACTGATTATTCTTTATCAAGTTGACGATTTCTTCTTTCGTATGAATGCCTTTCCAAAATAGTTCGGTATGTGAGCCTCC